TGTGGCGTGGACGCGAGGGCGGCGCGCAGACACTCCACCCGCGAATCCCCCGCGTAGTGGTTGAGCATAAGCGACAGCGCTGCGCGTTGCTCATCCGCCAGCCCCTGCGCCGGCTGCTCTGCCTGCGCAGCGGGTGCGGGTGGGTGGGCGTAGTGAAATCTCCTGATCAATGCCAACGCCGGTCTTCGTGTCGTAGACGATGCGTTCGATCTTCTCGCGCACGACAGGGATACCGCAGGCCTTCATGCTATCTGCAAGTGTGTGCATGCGGATTTTGACGGAGACAAAGTTATTGCCATGTGTCGTGAGGTAGAAGTGCGAGCCGTCTCCGAGAACGGGATCGCGTTTGATCTCACTTGTCTTCCAGCCCAGAGCCCTGGCGAGCACCTCTGCCGCTTCGGCGTGCGCGACTGTTGTAGTAACGTGGCATTCGTAGCTCATCATTCCTCCAAGCGCTTCAGCGCGCGTTGATAGTTGTCCCTGGCCTGCGCGAGCTCTTGCTCGATCGCAGGGATGCGTGCGGGGTCTCCGCCACCCTTGCCGTCGTTCGCGATCTCCGCCTTGATAAGGCGCTCAACCGCGCGGCGGAGAAAGTTGAGGGCGAGGATTGAGGCGCTCACGTTCCTGTGCTCCCGAAGCCACCTTCGCCGCGTGCCGTCGGCTCGAGCGATTCAACGACTTCAAAGTCGACGCGCTCGAAGTCCACGATCATCGCCTGCGCAATTCGTGAGCCCTCGACGAAGGTGTGGTAGCCCATGGTGTCCTTCGCCAGCTTGACCTTGACCTCGCCTCGATAGTCGCTGTCGATGACGCCGACGCAGTTTGAAAGCCTGATGTCGTCGTTGAAGCCGTGGCCGGAACGAGAGAAGATCAGCATGACCTTGCCGGGCGGAATCTCGAAGACCAGGCCAGTGCCGTAGATGCGAGGGGAGTCGCGCGTCAACATTCGAGGGGCCCAACCAGTATCTTCGATGCTGTCTGCGACGAGGTCGAAGCAAGCGCTGCCGGGTGTTGCGTAGTGAGGGACCTGCGCCGTCGGCGTCAGGCGTTTGATCTTGACTTTCATCAGATGTGCTCCGGGCAAAGTGGGCGGGTGTCGTGGGGTGAAGGAGGGCCGATGAAGTCTTCACGGCACTCGATCGGTGGCTCCTCCCCGCCGCAACCGACGAGGGAGAGGAGGATCAAGACGCAGACACCGGCGATGAAGCCGGCGATGACGCGCTTCAAGATGCGCTCGGTGCGCTCGAGCTCGGCTTGGTGCGCTTCGAACTCGAAGTTGATGTCCCGGAGGAAGGATTCGAGTTCCTCCTGCGGGATGTCACTGTCAGGGAGTTTCATTTCCGTTCTCCAAGGAAAAAGCCCCCGGACCTGCGAAGGCACCCGGGGGCAAAGCTCGAGGCAAGCGGCTGCCTGCTCGAGAGGAGGACCGTGGAGGTTACGCGCCAGTCGCGCCGGCGCCGCCGAGTTCCGCGAGCAGGGCGTTGGAGTCGACCTTGGTGTCCTTGGCAGCCTTCTCCTGCTCGATGCGCTGGATGACGGCCAGGATCTTCGGGTTGGCGCGGAAGCTGGCGTACAGCTGCTGGCGCGAGAGCTTCTCGCCGGCGGCCTTGGCCTTCTCGAGCTTGCCTTCCAGGAAGGCCTTGATCTCGTCCATCGTCTTGCCGGTGGTCTCGACCAGCGCCTTGATGATGATCGAGGCGCCCGCCATCGAGTCGCCGGCCTCGCGCACCGCTTCCCACTCGCCGGCGATCAGGCGCTTGACCATGTCCTCGGCCGACAGGTGCATGTCGTCCACGTCCTTCGCCGAGGCGTAAGAGTCGCCGACCTTCTGGCTCAGGCCGTGGGCGGCGGCCCGCAGCAACGTCGCGCGGGACAGCTGATCGGCCGAGAGCTTCACGACCTTGCCGTTGCGGAAGTCGATCCGCAGCGACACTGCGCCCGATTCGACGTCGAAGGACACGGTCTTCGAGGCTTCGCGCGTGCCGGCGAACTCGACGGTTGTGCCGTCTTCCATCTGGACAGGGGTGCGGACGACTTCCTTCTTGGCGGCCTTGGTTGCTTCGGCCACTTGGGTTTCGCTCATGATGCAAAGTTCCTTGAGAAAACAGCGCTTTCGATGTTGGGGCGGCTGAGATGCCCGGGGTGCTCGGCACCTTCGACAGGGCGCAAGTAAGGCGCGCGCTGTCGGAGATGTCGGGAGTGGGAGCGCATAATTGGTGGATTATACGCGCCCACACGGGGGAGTCAACGCAGTGATGACACCCCTTGGATGGCATCATCAGTCGTCGGAGAGGAACCAAGCCACGACGACTGCGAGCAGGATGATGCCGAGGAGAACCCACTTGTGCAGCTCGTTCAAGAGGGGATGAGGCGAAGGCGAAGGATCATGTCCGATGACTCGTAAGAGAAGCGCTTCGTCGTCCTGCTCGTGACGTCGAGGTCGCTCGGCTGCCACGCTGTCTTCGAGGGAGAGAACTCTCGGAGAAGCGTGACGGCAATACGAGTTGCGGAGGACGCTGGCATGACCGAGGTGTGTGTCAGCCAGCGTTCGCCTTGGAACATGCGCCAGGTGAGGGAGACCTGGTCGACTGCCATTTCACTCGGCCTCGATGCGGTCGAGCACGAGGATGGCGAGCGCCGCGTTCACGACGAGGCCGGAACCACACTCGGGGCAGCACCCTTCGTCGCGATCAGCGGTCTCGAACTCGGCGTCGCAGTCGAAGCAGACATCGCGCTCCCAGAACGCGGCGGATTCGAGCTCGGCACGCTTCACAGGAAACCTCCGCGGTCGTCATCATCGTCGGGGAGGTCGTCGGCGTGCGGCTCGTCGTCGTCCTCGAGGGACTCCTCGTGCGCCTCGACCAGCTTGTCGGCCAGCGAGTCGTCGTCGAGGGAGAGCAGCTCGGAGATGAAGTCGGTGACTTCGGCGCTGGGGCGCCCCGAGGCGTCGAGCAGGTGCGCTACTTCCCACTCGAAGGAGGAGGGCACTCCCGGGTAGCCGGGGTCTCCGTTTGGCAGCGTGTAGACGTCATCTTCGCCCTCGCTGTAGCGGCCGGAGAAGCGGATGGTGAGTTCGCCGAAGGCGATGTCAACTGTGTCCATTGCGGTTTCCTTGGTAGATGCGGGATGCGGAGGTGATGGCTCGGCCGGCCTCGATGCGGGACCAGAAGGAGTGCTTCTCCTCGATGATCGGGTGCTTGCGGAAGCGCTTGGCGAGGCGGAAGGCCGAGGCAAGGTCCTGTGCCTCGAACTCGCTCGCCACGACGAAGTAGGCGGCGAAGAGGTCCGCGTTGTCGGGGTTCCGCGCAGGCTTGAAACGAACGTCGAGCAGCAGGTAGGTGCGTTGAGGGCTCTTCACGGGGGAGGTTCCTTCGAAAGTTCCCCGATCATAGCGCGGAGAGCCTTCTCGCGCTTGTCGAGCATGGAGAGGTAGGCGGCCAGTTCCTCCTGCACACGGGAGGATTCGTACCGCTTGCGCAGGGTCTCCTCGAGGTCGGAGGCTGCGCGCTGCAGGGGCGACATCTTGCCGAAGGAGGAGAGGCGGCGCCAGAGGTCCTTGGGGTGGATCATGCGCTGGACTCCTTGTGCGGCGAGCGCAGCATCACGATGACGGGCGACCAGTTTGACGTCAGCTGCACCGCTGCGAGCTCGAGTTCCTCGGTCGAGCACTGGTTCCGGTCGAGGACCTTGCGCAGCGTCTCCATGATCGCGCACTTGATCTCGTGGCGGTGCGCCTCGTCGCGGGAGGAGAAGATCGCGCCGTCTTTCGTGCGATAGTGCGTGAGTCGGACAGCTTGAATCATCGGGCACCTCGCGCAATGTAAGCCTGCGCCACGCCGTTGAGCGTTGCGTCGAGCTTGCTCACAACGTAGACGTTGTGGCGCTCGAAGTAGTTGTCGTGGTTCGAGTCGTGGACCTCGAGCACCTTGTCCGAGGTCGTCCCGCCGCCGTAGTCGGGTTCGCCGCAGGCGTTGAAGATGAAGACCTCGCCGAGCTCCCAGAGGTCGCCGTGCTGTGTGAAGCCAGGGGCGGTGAGCTGGCAGCCGGTGATGATGCAGCGCGGGGTCATGCCACCACCTCGACTTCGTAGCCGTACACCAGGAGGAACGACGAGCCGTCTTCTGTGGCCCAGTAAATGTCGATCTTGTCGCCGCCTTCCTCAAAACAGGCGGGCTCGACGAAGAGGTCGCTGTCCTCGGGCCATTCTCGCGCACCTTCAATTCGATCTTCGCTGCGCATACCTAAGAAGCTATGCGAGCCGACGTACCTCGTCGTACGGGCTTTGACCCAGCCCTCGGGGATGCTCGGTGCGCTCATGCGAGCACCCCCTTCACGATCGCGCTGCCGGTCGCGTGGATTGCGCGACCTTCGCGCCAGACACGAGCGATGACCGTGCCGGTCTCGTCGTGGACGACAGCCTTGTCTGCGCGGCGCTCAATCACCCGCATGAAGGCGGCGCGGCAAGCGCCCCGCGTACTCGCGGCCCGACCCTTGGCTGCCCATTCCTGGGGCTTTGGGTCGGCGCTGCTGTAGTACAGGGTCTCGAACGGCCTCGGGTGAGGCATGGGGTTGCTCGATGTAACGAGCGAAAGGTTGGTCCGGGGCATGTCAGCCTCCGTTGCACAGCGAAAGCGCTGCAGCAAGCACCGACTCGCGATGCTTGCGGGCAGAGTTCACGCGGGGAGCCACTCCCGCTCCACCTGCATGATTGCGGTGAAGTCGAGCAGTTCGAGCAGGACCTCGTCACTCGGGACGAGAACCTCGCGACAGTAGAACAGGATGACGCCGGCTGCCCTGATGCGAGCGGCAGTCGGCGCCTGCACTGCGAGGCCGATGATCGAGCGGATCTTCAAGCGCTTCCGCCCGAAACCTGCGTCGCGGAGCAGGCGCTGGTAGTAGCCCTGCTTCGTGTCAGCCACGGCGCATCCTCGCGATCTCGATGGCCGCTTCCCGGGAGAAGACAGGCACCGTGTTGCTCTTATGCATCGTCGCGAGACCCAGTGCCTCGCCGGTGTAGCGAGGTGATTCGACTCTCGGTGCGGGCGCTTCGCCCGTCGAGACACTGTGCCGTGTGTCGTCGCCACGAGGGCGCTCGAAACGCGGCGAAAGGACAGGGGAAGCGACGTCAGCCGGGACGAACCCGGCCGACTTCCACTTGCCTGCGAAGCGCTGGGGCTTCACGCGAGACCGAGCTCGCGGTCAATGCGAGCGAGCCGGCGCAAGGCCTTGGTGCGCAGCTTGTACTGGCGGTGGCCGATCTCGCGCAGGCGACGGCGCTCGGCGTTGCGAGTCGGGTTGGTGTGCTGGCCGAGGAAGAGACTCGGCTTCGGCCCGTCGACAACAGTCGGCACAAGGGCTTGCTTGAAGCGGCCGACGACGCGCTTGACGCCGGCGGCGATGGAACTAAGCTTGAACATGAAACGCTCCGAAAGATAGCTGTGGCCGACAGCAAGCGGGCGCATACGCGCGAATTATTCGTGCATTATCCGCGCGTATGCACGCGGACGCAACACAGTCATCTCACCCCTTGTTCCCGTCCCGGCGGATGCCGAGGAAGGCTTGCACGGGGTCGCTCTCGGGCGCAGGCTCGGGCAACCCCTCCGCAAGCATCCGGTTGAGCGCCTCGATCGCTTCGGCCTCGACCGGCCCAGGCACGCGTGTGGCGGGTGCTTCCCCTTCGAGGCTCCCCGCAACGCGAGGGCGCTCAAGCTCCCGCGCCACCTCCCCGATCTCGCGATACGTCTCCCTCCTGATGATGCGCCGAAGCGTCTCGAGGCCGACTTCGGGGAAGAGGCGGGCGATGATGGGCGCTGGTGTGCCGCCATCAGCCATCCGTCTGATTGTGAGGATCTCCGCCCTCGTGAAGATGCGGGCAGCCATCAGTTGAGCCTCGCGCCCTCGTCGGGCCTTGCGTGGAGCATCAGAGCGCGCCAGAGAAGCCGGCCCGTCGCGATGAAGTCCTCGTGGCGAATGCCCAGCGACGACAGGCCCTTCACGAGGGCCGACTGGCACGCGAGCATCTGCTCCGAGATGTCGCCCTGCGCCGGGCCCGCCACTTCCGTGAGCGCATACGCCCGAACGTCGCTGACCATGAGCGACGCACTTGTGAAGTGCAGCACCGCATAGCCACGCCCCGGATACCGCTTCTCGAGCTCCCCGTGCCAAGCCATCAGCTCGGGGAAGTCCTTGAAGTTGAAGGTGGATTGCGCGAGGATGCCTGCGCTTTCGCTTTCGCCCCCGCTCATTGCGTCACCCCGGGCAGGTTTTCGAGGGCGATGATCGCGTCTTGTTCGAGCGCGTGCAGCAGATGCACCACGCCCCTCGCCAGATTCGCCTCATTCAGATCGAGGAGGCTCTCTTCCCGCGCTGCGCGCACCGTTTTAAGCGCCGTCACGATGAGGGCGAGAATTGCTGCTTGCTGGTCGTTGTCCATGATAGCTCCGTTGAAGCGGGAAAGCCCCGCGGCAGGCGTCCATTGTGGCGGGCGCCTGCGCGCGAGGCTCACAGCGCGATGTGCTTCTCGTAGAACTCGTTGGCCTCGTCGTCCCCCATCGAGCTGACGTCAACGATCAGCTCGGGGCTTCCGAACAGCGCTGCCTGCTGATGCGCCATCATGGCTACGCCCATGCGCCTCCACATGATCGCGCTTGGGTTTGCGACAAAGGTGACTGTCGTCTCTTCCAGCACCATCTCGGTGTTGAAGGACGGCTTCCCTTCGGAATGATAGATTGGCATAGCACTCCTTCGTTGCGGTGGAGCGGCGCTCCAAGACCCCGCCGCAACGGCTGACTCGCAACCGTTGCTGGCGATGCCCAAGCCCGTTACGGCCGTGCCTCCCACTTCCAGTCATCTCTCCGCACGATCCTGAATGTCTTGCAGTGCTCGAAGAACTCTGGGAAGTCCTTTTGCTCGATTGTGTCTGCGATCTCATCAGGCACGTTGAACGCGAACCCTGGATTCCCTCGAACTATCTCGGCGAACTTCCGAGCTTTCGCCCGAAGCAGCGCGCTCCGCTTTGTCGCTTCGTCCATAGCTTCCTTCCTGGCGCCTTGCGCCGTTGCCAAACCCTAACGCGACACGCCCGTGACGCACGCGTGAGTATCCCTCAGCGCACGTCCCGTGTCAACAAAGTGGTATGACCACTACCACCACAACCACAACAACAACCACTACTACCACCCACTCCGGTTTCTTGCCCCTTGTGCCCAGGCTTCGTCGGATGTCCGTTACGTTCTGTTACAGTTATTTTTTTTTTATACTATAGAAAAGAGAACTGGGGAATAGTGGGCGCGTAAAATAGAACCTTAACCAGGGGGGGAAGAAACCCGACCCAATGGTAGTAGTCGTTGTTGTAGTGGTGGTGGTTGTCGTTGTTTCCACACAACACTCACAGAACCCTCTCCCGAACAGCCCCGAAGGGCCGCTCGAGTCATGCGCGCTTGATGCGCTCCGCCAAGATCTCGCGGATGTCGTGATCCCAGACAGCGTTGCTAATCGCGTCGGCGAGCGCGTCGGGCACTGCCGGCTTGCCGGTGACTTCATCGCCGTAGCCGAGGCCTTCCGCGATCTTCCACCACGCGATGTTGCGCGGCTTAACGTTTTCGACCTCGAACACACCATTGCCGAGCGACACGAGGCCTTCGATCTTGACGAGCATCTTCGGCGTCCCGCTTGCGCTCCAGGGGTCCGGCGAGAGCGGGGTGCTGTCGTCGAAGTCCTCACGTGGTGCGTTGTTCCTGATAGCCATAGCTTTCTCCTATCCGAACCTGACACGCGCTGCGTATGCCCGCATTGTGTCCTGCTCGGGAGAGGGTTCCGTGATACATCCCTTCGCTGTAGGCGCCATCCGAAGCCCGTCACTCGGGCTGCGTGTCGTCGTCGCCGGTTTCGTCCTCGCCGGTTTCGTCGTCGTCGTCGCTTTCGTCGTCCAGCCCCAGTTCCGCGAGCATGGCATCCGCGTCGAGATTCGCTGCCGCAGCAGCCCGCTCCGCGAGGATGACCTTGATCGCATCGGCGACTTGACGCGATTCGGCCCACGCCTTGATCGCGGCATCGCGGTCAGCGAACTTCTTCAACGTGACCTGCTGCGCGAAGATGCGCTCGGCCGCGTCGACGTCTTTCACCCCCGCCAAGGCACGGATCATCGCCATGATGACGAGGCCCGCGTCGACGCTGCGCTTGCCGGTCGACGTCTCGGTCAACCGCCACTCGGTCGCGCCACTCATGTAGTGGTCCGCGATGCGCTTCATGAACCCCATCTTCTCAGCCGGGGTCGCGCTGGCGCCGTTCTTCGTGTCTTTCAACCGGGCCGCGCCGTCGCTGATCCGCTGCACAAACCCGTGGATCATCGCACGAGCGCGGTTCTCGGCACTCGCCTTGTCCGGGTCGAATGCGAAGCTGCCCGCGCCGAGCACGTTGAACACGATCTTGCCATCCTGCATGGAATGCGTGATGACACTGTTGGCTTTCGGTTTCGTTTGCATGAAATTCCCCTTCGTTTGCGGCGGCGCGGCATGCGCCTGTATCATCCGCCCCGAGCGCCCCGGGAAGGGGCACGCGGGCTCGTCATTGTTCGGCCCATTCACCTATTGCCATCATCCACGCGACACGCGGGGAATAGCCGAATGACCGATACTTGAAATAACGCTTCACAATCCACTGCATGACATCGCCCCTTGTTCGGCGGCCGCAACACGCGGCACGCTCGGGGCGGATGACACCCACAGCGAAGGGATGTATCGTTTCTCGATTGTTAAAGAATCGCCGCGCCAGCCCAGCTGTGCCGCGTGAACCCGCTGCGTATCGATCGCGGGATTATCGCCAGTGTCGTCGGATCATGACGCACTCACAATAGGTGCAAACCCGGGGGTTTGCGTATCGTGGGTGTTTTGCGTGTCTGGTGTCCGTCGGGTGTTGCGATGCCTGGTATATTGCACCGAGCGTGCCTGGTCCGGGTTTGCTCAATGGAATCAACGAGTTACGCGATTGCAACGGAATGTAACTGGCCCATCTGTCAAGCCGTCCGACATGGGGTTTACCCTCGAAACCCAATGGAATCAACACGTTAGCGCCGCGCCTCGGGTGTCGGGATACCTTACGAATACCCGAGCGCCGTGCGGGGTCATCCCGGGAAACCTCAATCAAATCAACAGGTTACGCACGATTCGACGTGTCAAGAATCCCGACACCATCACCATCCCCTTAGTCTGACGCGCCTGCGTGACGCGCGCTCGCATGATGCGCCTGCGCATGACGCGCGCCTGTGCCCGGGTGCCTGGGGGTGCCACCTGACGGCCGTTTTGAGGGGTGGGTGGGGGCAACTCTCGCGCGTGTGCGTTATATCTTATGCCACCCCTACAAAATGCGTCAGTTTTTTAATTGCACGCGCGTAAAAATGACGTATTATGCCCTCCCAAAATCCAACTTCCACATCCCGCCTTTTAGCCCATTGACAACCCCCTCAAAGCGCGCGACAATCGACACCATGCCCCGGGTGCTCATCGAGCGCACCTCAACGAGACGAGGCAACCATGCTCCAAGCCAACCCCTTCGCACCTCCGCCCCGACTCCCGCCCGCCGTGACGCTCGCTCCCGAGCCTGCGGCGATCGACGTCGAGGCCGCGCTCATGACCGACGCTCCGCCTTCCGCGGAAGAGCTCCTCGAGGCGCTGCTCAAGGGCGACCCGACGCTCCAAGTCGACGAGGCTGACGACGAAGGTGTCGAAGCCACTCCCTCCCAGCCCCGCGGCCCCGGCCGCCCTCTTGGCTCGAAGGGCAAGCGCAAGGTGCTCAAGTACTCGCACAAGGCCCTGGCCGACGCGATGCTCCTCAACCCGAGTATCCAAGGCCGCCAGCTCGCTACTCTGTTCGGCCGGACCCCGCAGTGGGTCTACCTCGTGCAGAGCACCGACGCCTTCCAAGCGTACCTCTCGCGCCGGCAGGAAGACCTCGTCGACCCTTCGATCCGCGCCACACTCAACGAACGCGCGAAGGCCCTCACGCTCCGGTCGCTCGAGGTGATGCAAGAGAAGCTCAACCGCCCAGTCGATGCCATTCCAGATCAGTTCGCCCTTCGCGCCTTCGAGCTTGCGGCGAAAGCAACTGCGCTTGGCGGCAACGCACCCCCACCTCCGGCGCCCAACCCCGGCGAGTTCCTGCCCGAGCTCGCCCGCAGGCTCGAGGCCCTTCGTTCCCCAGCGCCGCAGATCGTCGACGTCACTTCGCGCGAAGTCGCGCGCCAGGAGTAATCATGGGTCAGTCAACCCCGTCTCGTTCACGCTCGTACACAGTCGTCGTCGGCACACCTCGTGTCGTCGACATGCAGCCTTTCGGCTACCCGGCGACCGTTACGGCCTGCCCAGGTGCCACAGGCTCGCTCGCCGTCGAGTACTCGACGACGCCGCGCGCCGCAGGCAATCCGGCCGGGGCCCGTTGGCTGAACTGGCCTGGCGGCACTGTCACTGGCAACACGTCGGACACCCTCGACTCGCCAATCACGGCAGTCCGAGCCACTGCCACAACCGCTGACGGCACCCTCGAGGTGATTGGCTAAGTGGGCTTCTCGCCATGGCGTGGCGCCGAACTCTCGCGCGAGCAGTTCAACGCACTCACGGCGCCAGGCAACGTCACTAACGTCATCCGAGACGGCGGAACGCCTAAGAAAGTCATTGCCCTCACAATCGACGGCGTTGACTACACCATCGATTACGCCCCGACGCTCATCACCATCGAAGGCTCTGACGGCTCCAGCAAGCTAGTTACCCTTAATGGCGACGGAGAAATCATCCAGATTCTTGTGGAGAGTGCCTGAAATGAACTTCAAAAACCTTTTCGCGCCCCGCAAGGACGCAGCGGAGATTGCAATCGACGTGATGCAAGCCTCCATCGAGGAACTTCGCGCCGAGTCGCAGCGCCTCGCCGAGATCCAAGATGCCTGCAAGCAGCGTCGGCGCGCCCTCAACGACATCATCGAAGCGCGCCTTCGCAACCGGAGCTGATCATGGCAAACGGTCTCTACGACAAAGGCCGCGAAGCCTTTCTCCTCGCCGACATCGACTGGGCTGCCGACACCATCCAGGCGATTCTGGTCGACACCGCTCTCTACACTGTCAACCTCGCAGCGCACGACTTCCTCGACGACATTCCAGGCGGCGCTCGTGTAGGCTCGGCTGTGACGCTGGGCACCAAGACAGCGACAAACGGCGTCGCCGACGCGGCTGATATCTCGTTCACCAGCCTCTCGAGCGCCCCGACGATCGAAGCGTTGGTGATCTACAAGTCGACCGGCACGGAAAGCACCTCTGCTTTGATCGCCTACATCGACACGGCCACCGGCCTCCCCGTTTCCGCAGGCGCGACGCAAGTCGATGTCACTTGGGACAACGGCAGTAACCGTATCTTCAAGCTCTAACACGCGTCATGCCGAAGGGTGTTGAGGTCCAGCTGTTTGATAGCGCCGGCACGGCGCTGTCCTCGCTTACGAACCTCCAAGTCGCGTGGCTCGACGTGCCGGAGGTCAAGGACTTCATCGAGTTCAGAGGCATCGCCGCCGCAATGACGACGAACGGCTCGGGATGGCTGCGTATTGACCTAGACAACTTCTCCGGGCTGGCTGTCGGGGAAGACGGGTTCCTGATCGTCTACCAGAAGGACGTCAGCGACTACAAGGACTCGCTCGTCTTCGCCTCGAAGATGACAGTGGCGACGATCTCCAGCGGCCAGAGCCTGTCGATACCAAACTCTTGGGTGCGCAACCCTGCGTGGTTGACGATGCCCACCATCCTCAGCACGGATGAAAAGTTTGCCGGACTGCACGCTGTCTATCCGGAAGGCAACTTCTGCGCGCTGTCTGCTGTTGGCAATTACACGGTGAACTGGGGTGACGGCTCTGGTGACATCAACGTAGCCAGCGGGGTTGTGGCCGAGCGGAACATAGCCTGGGCTGACGCGCCGGCCACCTCCGACGTAGGCATTGCCGACGCGCGTGCCTGCACGTTCACGGACACTGGAGACACCGTCAACCTGACTGCGCACGGCTACTTGAACGGCGCGATCGTGGCTTTCAATACCATCGTCACCACGACAGGTATTAGCACGTACACGAGCTACTACGTTGTGGGCCGTACGGCCGATACCTTCCAAGTAGCCGACACCGCCGGGGGCTCCGCCAGAGCGCTGACTACCAACGGCAGCGGCTCGGTCTACACGCCTCAGTATCGACAGGTGATCGTTACGGTCGTTCCAAACGCATCGACGATCACCGAGTTGAACCTGCACCGCAGGCACTCAAGTTTGTCGATTGTCTATGCGTCCTTATTTCTCGACATCACGGTCTCTTTCTCACAAATGTGGGGGCTGCGCGTAGCAGTAGAAAACCCGGGCGCAATCGGCACGCTCATAAACTTTAATTTGCTGGAACGGTTTTCACTGCTCAACAGCGCAAGCAGGCAATTTCAGCATCTGTTTTATAACTGCCGTAGCTTAGGCTCCGTCGAAAAAATCGTGCCGCGATCTGGGGCACTAACTTCAAGCGCGGTCACATTCACCGACGCAGGGGACTTGGTTAATCTCGTCGCTCACGGCCTCAACAACGGGGACCCTGTACAGTTCTCGTCCATAGTGAGTACGACGGGCCTTATGACAAACGTCCAGTACTACGTACGTAATGCGACGGCAGATACCTTTCAGGTCTCAGCCGCTCCTATTGGTTCGGTTGTGGCCTTGACTACGGATGGCTCAGGGACAGCACTGATAGGCACCAGTTTCAGTAATTTGTTTGATGGCAGCATATCCTTAGCCACAATTCCGTTGTTCGACACATCCGCTGGGTACAACTTCTCTTTCATGGCTCGTGGCTGCGCTTCATTAGCAGTAGTCCCCCTATACGACACATCGGCGGGCGTTACTTTCAGCAGTATGTTTCAAGGCTGTCGTTCCCTACGGACGATACCCCTACTCAACACGGCAGCAGGGATTTTTTTCGCCAGCATGCTCAACCAAAGTGATGCTCTTGTGGCGGTGCCGCTACTAAACCTGTCGGCGGGCACTGCTTTAAGTCAGATGTTCACTAACTGCGGTGCCCTGCAGAAGATCCCGGCCTTTAACTTGGCCGCAGCCACCGACATTAGCTCCATGTTTTCTGGCTGCACTACCTTAGAGGAGGTAGGACTATTCAGCGCACCGTTAGCCACTAATTGGTCGTCTACACTTAGCAGTTGCTCTGTCTTGAAAGAGATACCACTACTCGACACGGCAGCAGCTACGAACCTTTCTTTCATGTTCAGCGGTTGCTCTTCATTGCAGCAGATCCCGCTGCTCAACACAGCGGCGTGTACGAATTTCTCTTTTTTGTTTAATAACTGCCTAACCCTAGCGCAAGCCCCCTTACTAAACACGGCAGCGGGCACGACTTTCACCAACATGTTTTCTACCTCCACCGCGTCGCTAACGGAAGGCGCACTCAGCGGAACTACTAGAGGCATCAGTTACGCCAATCAAAAGTTATCCGCAGCAGCTCTTGACCGCATCTACACAGCTCTTGGTACTGCCGCAGGGGCTCAGACGATCACGGTCACCGGTAACTACGGAGTCACCGGTGACGACCCAACCATCGCAACAGCCAAGGGCTGGACAGTCACGGGGTAATCATGGGTAGGCTTGTCAAGATGATCGGTGGTGAAGTCGCGGTGGCGTACACCCGCGTGGCCGCGCCTGGATACACGATCTACGTCGCCGACTACGCGGGCGGCGCGACCCCGCCGGATGGCTGGGCGTACTTCGAGGACGACGTGGAGCAGACGGACTTCGCGCCTCTGTGGGTGCAGCCGACAGGCTCGACCAACGCCTACGTTCTGGGCGACATCGTACTGTACGAGGGCACGCGCTGGCGCTCACTGATCGACGGCAACGTCTGGGAGCCGGGTGTGAGCAACTGGCGCGCAGCGGACGATGACGTGCCGCTGTGGATTCAGCCGCTCGGCGCAACGGACGCCTACGCCAAGGACGCCATCGTGCGGTTCAACGGCGACCTCTGGCGCTCACTGGTGGACGCGAACGTCTGGCAGCCCGGAGTGACCAACTGGCGCAAGTTCGCCTTGGTCGCCCCAGACGGCACGGTCACGATCCCCGACTGGGTGCAACCGCTTGGCGCTGGCGATGCCTACCCCCTCGGCGCGCGCGTGCGCCACAACGGCCAGATCTGGGTCAGCAATTTCGCGGCCAACGTCTGGGAGCCGGGCGTCTTTGGCTGGACTGCGGAGTGAAGGAACACACATGACTTACCGGAGACGAATCCATGTCTAACATTCCAGCTAGGGACGGCAACAATGCGCTGGTCGATCTCGCTACGCACCTGATCGGTAGCGAGCATCACGGGGCTTTTCTGCCCTCAGACCCGGGCACGGGTGAGCCGTTCAAGGCGGCCGACGATGCCACGCTGGGCAACATCCTGCAGGCGCTGGCGCCGCTGATGTCGGCCCGCGGCGTCGATGGCTCGCTGCGCATCCAGTCGCAAGGCGGCACGATCACCACGATCACCACGGTGGGCACTGTCACCACCGTGACGACCGTTACAACGGTCGGCAACGTGGCCAACCAGACCGCGATCGGCGGCCTGCAGGCTGCTCCTCAGATCCCGTCGCTGATGAACCTCGCGGCGGCTTCCAACATCGACCGCATGGTGGGCTAAGACATGGCAACGCAGAACAACAAACCCCTGCTGCACCGCAAAGAGTGGCAGTTCATGACGCCCGCTCCAGCCGCAACGGTGGCCGCAGCCTTCATCGCCTACGACCCCAACGACGTGGACAACCTAGCGCTGTACGTCGTCAGCAACACCCTGGCCTACCTGTACCACCACGACGAAGACGCCTGGGTGCAGATCGCCAGCCCGGCGCTGGCCGGCACCTTCGGCGCTGGCGCTTGCGGCACGGCTTATCGGTGGAGCAACACGGTCACGGCCAACGGCGGCAGCACCACGACGGCCACGACCACGGCCACCATCACCGGCCTGTGCATCGGCCGCACCGTGCGGTTCCTGACCGGCGCCAATGCCGGCGTGGAAGCCACGATCACGGGCGCCATCATCGTGCCGGGCGGCACCAGCACCATCCAGTTCGCGGCGCTGGGCTCCGCGGTGGTGAACACCGACACCTTCATCGTGGACACCGGCCTGTTCATCGTGCTCGGCGCCGGCACCCTGGCGGCGGGCAGCTTCCGCAGCTACGACCCGCTGACCGCGACATGGACATCGCTCACCATCACTGGTTTACCAGCAACTTGGGGCACCGATGGCGCGATGGTTGCTAGTTCAGGCATCAGCCAGTTCGCTACCGGCACGGCAACGTCGGGCACGGCGACGACGCTGGTCAACAGCGGCAAGGCCTGGACGGCGAACCAGTGGACGAACTTCCAAGTTCGCATCACCGCAGGCACGGGCCGGGGCCAAATCCGCAACATCTCCAGCAACACCGGCACCACGCTGACCGTGCCGACGTGGACGACGAACCCCGACGCCACCAGCGTCTACGCCATCGAGGCCAACCAGGACTTTGTGTATCTCGTCGGCAACAACGCGGTGACGATGTACCGCTACAGCCGAAGCGCGAACACCTGGACGACGATGGCCCCGACCACGGCGCGAGCGGCTGCGCCCGGCACGGGTGCAAGCCTCAACTGGGTGGGCAAGACGGGCGACGCGAACTGGGCCAACGAGAACGCCATCCTCGACGGCCGCTACCTCTACAGCCTGCGCGGTGGCGCTTCGGCCGTGATCGACCGCTTCGACATTGCAGGGGGTACTGCTGGCGCTGGCGCTTGGCTGGCGCTCACCTACCCTGGAGCTACCGAAACATTCACCACCGGCTCGTCGGCCGACTGGAGCGGGCGATACCTCTACATCCGCAAGGACGCCACCAACCGCTTCTTCAAGTTTGCCCTGCGCGGCAACTACATGGAAGCGCTGAGCACCAACCTCTACCCCGACGGCGCCGCGCTGCTGGGCAAGAAGGTATGGGTGCGGGACTACGACGGCACCGACACGCTGAAGTGGCTGTACGTGCTGCGCAACACGGGCACCGAGCTGCACCGCCTGCCGCTGTTCTGAGCCTGTAAACCGTGCTGCCTCTGTACTACCTGCTGCTGCTGCAGCCCGTACGCAAAGCGCGGCTCATCCCCGCGTACCGCAGCAGTGACGACAAGGCAGTTCTGCGCGTCCGCTGGGACTACGATGTCTTCGTGCCGGCGGCTGTCCTGCCCGACGGGATCGTCAGTGGGGAGGCTTTCGGCTCGACCACGCTTGTTCGACAGCGTGTTGTGTCAGTCAGCGCGACTGGCATTGCAAGCGACGAAGCTTTCGGCGCGGCGACTTTCAGCAGCGCCGGCGTCACCACAATCTCTCCGACGTCGATCGGCAGCGGCGAGGCTTTTGGGGCGGCTACTTTCGCGCGCATCCGTGTTGTCCAAGTCACGGCTACCGGGATTACCTCCGCCGAGGCTTTTGGCGCCCACACTTTTGCACGCTTCAGCGTTGCGGGTGTCTCCGCAACTGGGGTCCCCACCGGAGAAACCTTCGGTGCGCAGACATTCACGCGTAGACAGGTCGTTGCGGTCACAGCAAGCGGAATCGCCTCTGGGGAAGCCTTCGGAACGCAGGTCTTCACGCCTACGTTTGCATTTGCTGTCGAGCCGACTGGCATCGCTTCGACCCTTGCCTTCGGTACAGCGACCTTCGCGCGGACCTCCCTCGCCACAATTGCCCCGACAGGCCTCGCTTCGGAAGAAGCTTTTGGCACAGCCACTTTCGCACGAGACTTTCTCAACCAGATCTCTCCCGTCGGCATCGACTCCGAAGAAGCCTTCGGCGACATTGTGGTCTCGCCGCAAGTCACGCTTCTCCTCGCCGGCATTGCAAGTGGCGAGGCTTTCGGCATTCACGCAGTCACGCGGCCGGACGCTCCGACGACGCCTGCGCGCAATCGCTTCATCGCCCCTCGCATCGGCCTCCGTGTCAACGGAGAAATCGTCAACGAGCTGGTCATCCTGATCTAGTATGTCCAAAGTCCAGCTTTCCGCAGGCCTGATCGAGTCGTTCGCCGGGGTGTACCTCTCCCCGATGTACGACTCGCCGGTCCCGACGCCAGCCTTCCACCGGGAGTGCTGGGAGCTGTACTGCACTTTCGCAACGTACTGCGCCGTGGCAGCCCCGCGCGGGCACGCAAAGTCAACCGCTTTGACCCACGACTACGGGCTCGCCACGGCCCTCTTCCGTGTTGAAGACTACATCATTGTTGTCTCCGCGACGGAGGACCTCGCCATCCAGCACTTGGGTGACATCGCAAAGGAACTCCGCGAGAACGAAGACATCATCCGGGACTTCCAGATCGACAAGCTGACGACGGACGCCAAGACGGACATCATCGTCCGCTTCAAGGACGGCCACGAATGCCGCTTCCTGGCGAAGGGCTCCGGCCAGAAGATGCGTGGCGTGAAGTGGAACGGCAAGCGTCCCGGCCTCATCCTGTGCGATGACCTCGAGGAAGACGAGCAGGTCGAGAACCGCGATCGGCGGAAGAAGTTCTCTCGCTGGTTCTATCGCGCCCTCGTGCCCTGCCTGCGCAAGGGCGGGAAGATCCGCCTCCACGGCACGATTCTGCACGAGGATTCGCTCCTGTCCCGTGTCATGAAGGCGAAAGGTTGGGCCACGAAGTTCTACCGCGCTCACCGCGCCTACGACGACTTCACCGAGATCCTCTGGCCCGAGCAATTCTCCGAAGACCGCCTCCGTGAGATCCAGCTCGCCTTCATCGAAGACGGCGACCCTGGTGGCTACTCCCAGGAATACCTCAACGATCCGCTCGATCTCGCCGAGGCGTACCTCCGCAAGGACGACTTCCTCCCGATGGAGGAGCAGCATCACCGAGCCGACAAGCGTTTCTATGTCGGCTGCGACTTCGCCGTCTCCAAAGCCGACAGCGCGAACCGCACCTCCTTCACCATCGGCGGTCAGATGACGAGTAATCTCGTCGCCATCGTTGACCAGCACGTCGGTCGCTGGGACGCCGAGGAGTGGGTCGAGCGGATGTTCGAGATCAATAAGCGCTGGGCGCCCGAAGCATTCTTCGTGGAAGACGGCGTCATCTGGAAAGCCGTCTCCCCGACACTCTATCGCGAGATGCGCCTGCGCGACGAGTGGTTCACCTGCTTCCCGATTCTGCCGGTCAAGGACAAGGCAACTCGTGGCCGCCCCTACCAGAAGCGTCAGCGCGCTGGCGGCGTCGTCTACGACACGGAAGCCTCGTGGTACCCCGGCTACCAGGCGGAGAACCTCGCCTTCACCGGTCTCTCCGACGCAAAGCTCGACGACCAGTTCGACTCGACCGCAACCCTCTTCCTCGGCCTCGACAACGTCGCGGAGCTTGACGAAGAAGACCTCGAGCCGGAGGACGAAGTCGACATGCGCCGCAACGACCCGAGGCGGGTTGGCGGGCGTTCCTCAGTCACGGGCTATTAGGCGCCCATAATTCGTCAATAATCCGCGCGCAAAATGCTCAAACTCGACAGTTACCTGCAGCTGACCCCTGGGACCGAGAAGGCCGTCAACTTGACGGATCGTTTCTCTCCTGACGACCTCGACCGCATCGGCGCCTACTGCCTCGATGGCTACAAGTCGGACCTCAAGTCCCGCCACAAGTGGATCGAGCGCAACAAGGCGGGCCTCGACCTCGCGATGCAGATCACGCAGACGAAGACGTTCCCGTGGGCAAACTGCGCCAACGTCGCTTTCCCGCTCGTCACGATCGCTGCGCTGCAGTTCCACGCACGCGCCTACCCCGCGATCATCAACGGCAAGGATCTCGTCAAGTGCACCTACCCGTTTGACGCGACGCCGGAGGAGAAGGCAGCCTGCGAGATCACCTCGAAGCTGATGTCCCACCAGCTCCTGCAGGAGGACACGGCCTGGGAAGAGCAGCACGATCGGCTGCTACTTAACTACTCGATTGTCGGTTGCGCGTTCAAGAAGTCCTACTTCTCCGGCGAGCAGCGGCACAACGTCTCGGAGCTCGTCCTGGCGCAGGACCTCGTCCTCGACTACTACGCCACGAGCGTCGAGACCTGCCGCCGCAAGACCCACGTCTACCCGATCTCGAAGAACAAGCTTCTGTCGGGCATCCGTCGTCCCAAGCCAATCTACCGCGACGTCACGAAGGAATCGTGGTTCGAGTGCGGCGGCACGAGCTTCGACCTCGAGCGGAATGACGGCACGGCTCCGCCGCAGCGCGTCGAGGACCTTCCCTTTGTCGGTCTCGAGATGCACGCCTGGCTCGACCTCGACAACGACGGTTTCGAAGAGCCTTACGTCATCACGATCGAGCGTGACTCGGGCGCCGTCCTCCGCATCGTTGCGCGCTGGGAACGCGAGCTCGACGTCGCGAGGAACGCAGTTGGCGAGATCTTCCAGATCAGTGCAACCGAGCACTTCACCAAGTACGGCTTCATCCCCGCGCCGGACGGCTCGATCTACGACCTCGGCTTCGGTGTCCTCCTCGGGCCGCTCAACGAAACCGTCAGCTCGGCGATCAACCAGCTCCTCGATGCGGGAACGATGGCAGTCAGCGCAGGCGGCTTCCTCGGCCGCGGTGCGAAGATCCGCTCCGGCAACATGTCCTTCGAGCCATTCGAGTGGAAGCGCGTCGACGCGATGGGCGACGACCTGGCAAAGTCCATCTACCCCCTCCCGGTGCGCGAGCCTTCCGCCGTCCTGTTCAACCTGATCTCCCTCCTGATCGAGTACACGAACCGGATCTCCGGCGCAACGGACACCCTCGTCGGGGAGAGCCCGGGCCAGAACACGCCCGCCGAGACGTCCCGCTCCATGGTCGAGCAGGGCATGAAGATCTACTCGGCCCTCTTCAAGCGCCACTGGCGTGCGATGAAGGAGGAGCTCAAGAAGCTCTACGTCCTGAACGCGACCTACGCGCCGCAGCGGTACGCCAAGTTCTTCATGGGCGACCCGAACCGCGTTGCGCCTGCGGCCGACCCGTCCATCACGAGCGAGGGTGAGCGCCTGCGCAAAGCCGTCGTCGTCGCGGAACGTGCCGCAATGGTCCCAGGCTACGATCAAGCGAAGGTCGAGGAGAACCTCCTCCGCGCTGTCGGAGTCGACAACTGGCAAGAGTTCTACGTCGGCGTCGATCCGGCCAGTGTTCCCAAGGACCCGCGCATCGTCGTCGCGGAACTCAAGTTCCAGCAGTTCCAGATGGATCTGCAGTCCCGTCAGCAGGAGTTCGCTATCACGCTCATGGAAGAGCGGAGAATGAACAACGCAGAAATCTTGCGTATGCAAGCTGAAGTCGTGAAGCTCATGGCCGAGGCGGAAGATGCGCGAGACAACCGTGAGATCGTCCGTCTCCAGACGGCGCTCGCGGCTCTCAAGTCCCGCGACGAGTCCATCCGGGCTCGCGTGGATCAGCTAATCAAAGTCATGGAGATCGAAAGTGAGCCAGAACGACGAGGCGTCGATACGCGAGCAGTTCGCAGCATGGTTGGAGCACCCGACGACGGAGCTGTTTCGGCAGCACCTCAAGCGGGTGTTGGAGGAGCTGAAGGAGGCCTGGTCTGAGGCCGCTTTCACCCTCGAACGGGGCGAGGGTACGTCCCAGCTGAACGCGAAAGCGATTGGCAAGGCACAGGCCCTCAAGGAAGTCCTCGCGCTCGACGCCGATGACCTGATCAACTACAGCAAAGAAAGCAAGAAATGAACCCGAACGAAGTCAAGAACACGAGTGGCATCGCCCCGCTGGGCCGCGCTGTCCTCGTCCGCTACTACGAGCCCGAGGCCAAGACCGCATCCCTCATCATCCTCCCGCAGGAAGTGAAGGACCGCGAGATCCTGATCGAGCAACGCGCAGTCGTCATCGAAGCCGGTCCGCTGGCTTGGGTGCACGAGCCGACGCCGCGCGCGAAGCCGGGCGACAAGGTCCTGATCGCCAAGTTCTCCGGCCACATGCTTGTCGGTCCCGCCGACGGCCAGCAGTACCGGATCGTCAACGACCAGGACATCTTCGCAGCCATCACCCAGGAGTAAGCAATGAGCCAAGACATCGAAGTCGCCGCCCGTGAGATGGGCTGGCGCCCGAAGGAAGAGTTCCGCGGAGACGCGGAGAAGTGGGTCGACGCCTCGACGTGGGTCTCCCGCGGCGAGAATTTCATTCCGATCCTGCGCGCCGACCGGGATGCTGCGAAGCGTCGAGCCGACGAGCTCGAGACCAAGCTCGGCGAGACGACGAAACTCCTCGAGGCCTCGCAAGAAGCCATCCAGGGTCTCAAGGAGTTCCAGACCGAGCTGACCCGGGACAAGGTCAAGCAAGCCAAGCGCGAAGTCCTCACACGGCTTCGGGAGGCCCGCGAGGCCGGCGAAACCAACGTGGAACTGCGCCTGATGGAAGAGCTTGACGAGCTGCGCGAAGCCGAGCGCGAGGCCAAGACGCCCACGCCTGCTCCGAAGCCGCCGGCCGCTCCCGCAGCCGCCCCCACTGCCCCTGCTCTCGATCCGGACCTCAAGGCCTGGATCGGCGACAACCCCTGGTTCGAGTCGAGCCACCGCAAGCGCGGCCTGGCCATGGGCATCGCCGACGAGATCCGCGCCGACCCGAAGACGAAGGGCCTGAAAGGCAAGGCCTTCTTCGAAGAGCTCGATCGGCAACTCGCCCTCGAGCCCAGCTTCGGCGGGGAACGCCGCGAGAGCAAGGTCGATGGCGGCCGCCCCTCCGGCGGTTCCGGGGCAGGCTCGGGAGGCAAGTCCTTCGCCGACCTCCCGCCCGAAGCGAAGGCTGCTTGTGAGAAGCAGTCCCGCTACCTCGTCGGCCCTGGCCGTGCCTACAAGGACGCCAAGGACTGGCAAGCCGCCTACGCCAAAACCTACTTCGATATGGAAGCCTGAGCCATGACCTCCCCCTTCGCACCAGCCACCCCCTCTTCCGCCCTGGCCGAGACCGTTCGCCAGATGGAGACAGCCAATCCCTCGAACGAGGCTCCCCGAGCGCCCTCTCGGCGCGTTCCGCTCGGCCTTCCCACGCTCAAGCTCGAGGTGCCGGAGATCCCCGGCTACCTCTGCCACTGGTTCCGCAACAACGCAGGCCGCGTTGGCCAAGCGCTCCAAGGCGGCTACGAGTTCGTGAAGCGTGGGGAGGTCGAGCTCAACAGTTACGGCTTGGCCAACAGCTATGAGAACGACGGCAACTCCGACCTGGGGACGAACGTCACCCGGGCAGCGGAAGCCGGCGAGGGCCTGATCCTCATGAAGATCCGCAAGGAACTCGCCCTCGAAGACAAGCAGCTCTACCTCGATCAGCAAGAAGCACTGGCGTCGCAGATCCGCGGCGAGCAGGGCCTCCCCGCACCCGTCGGCGACTCGCGAAACCGCTATTCCAAGCAGGACGCGTCGCAGTCGAACTTCCTCATTCCCCGCAATCGGAGAACGTAAATGCCCAACGTGAACACCCCCTTCGGCCTGCGCCCGAGGCGCTACCTCAGCGGTGCGCCCTGGAACGGTCAGGCCACCCTCTACCACATCACCTCGGCGAACTCCAACGCCTTCGCCATCGGCGACCCCGTCGTCCACGCAGGCGGCGCCGACGCCAACGGTGTCCCGACCTGCACGCTCGCCACCCCCGGCAGCGGCATCACCGGCGTCATCGTCTCGGCTGGCGGTGTCGTCCCCGGCGGCATGATGGCTGACCCGAACAACCTGAACACGACGGTGATCCCGGCGACCAAGACGCGGGGCTACTACGTCCTCGTCTGCGACGACCCGAGCGTCATCTTCGAGGTCCAGGAGATCGGCACCGGCACGCATCTGGCCGCGGCGGATGTCGGCCTCAACGCCAACCTCGTGGCCGGCACCAACAACGGCTTCATGAGCGGCTGGCTGCTGACCAACACGACCGAAGCGACGACGGCGACCCTCGACGTCCGCCTGCTCGGCCTGTGCCGCTTGCCGGACAACAACTACGGTGCCTTCGCCAAGTGGGAAGTCATGATCAACAACCACAGCTATCGCTCGGCACCGGCCGGCGTCTGACCAGGAGCAACGACAATGAGCGTCATCAACACCGGCACCCACCCCAAGCTGCTCTGGCCGGGCATCCTCGCGATCTGGGGCCAGACCTACGCGGAGCACGCGAAGGAGTACCCCGACCTCTTTTCCATCATGACGTCGGAGAAGGCGTACGAAGAGATGCTGCAGCTGACCGGCTTCGGTCTGGCGAGCATCAAGCCGGAATCCCAGGCCGGCTCGTACGACACCGAGGTCCAGGGCTACGTGACCCGCGCCATCCACCTGGCCTACAGCCTGGGCTACAAGGTCACGTACGAAGAGCTGAAGGACAACCTGTACGAAGAGGTCTCGCGGAACCGCGCGACTGCGAACGCGTTCTCGATGCGTCAGACCATCGAGACCGTGGCCGCGTTCATCTACAACAACGCCTTCAACTCGACGTTCTTCACCACCGGCGACGGCGTCGCGCTCCTGAGCGCCTCGCACGTCCGCACCACGGGCGGCACGTACTCGAACCTCCTGACCCCCGGCGCCGACCTCTCGGAACCCGCGCTCGAAGACCTGCTGATCCAGATCATGCAGGCCGAGAACGACCGCGGCCTGAAGATCGCGCTGATGGCCCGGTCGCTCCACGTCTCGCCGTCGGAGCACTTCAACGCGTACCGCATCCTCAAGTCGGCGGGTCAGCCCGACACCCAGAGCAACAACGTGAACGTGCTCAAGGCCACGGGAGCCTTCCCCGAAGGCGTCAAGCTGAACCACTACTTCAGCGCGCCGAACTCCTGGTTCGTGCGGACGAACTGCCCCCAGGGCATGACGATGTTCATGCGCGAGGAACCCAACCTCAGCATGGACAACGACTTCGACACGAAGAACGCCAAGGCGCTGGCCTACATGCGTTTCTCCCTGACCTGCGGTGACCCGCGCGGCATCTACGGCAGCCCGGGCAACGCCTGATCTCCCGGGGGCTTCGGCCCCCACTTTTAACCCTCACGCCTTCGGGCGTGGCAACACGTGAGGTTTTCCATGTCGACTCCTGTCCGCTTCCCCTTCGGCGTCTCCACCGCCGCCAAAGGTACCAACCTCGCCAACTTCGGTCTGCTCGATCCGACCAAGTGGCACGTCTTCTTCGACGACTTCACCCAGTGGGTGACGGATACGTCATCGCAGGCCCGCTACACCATCACGACCGTCGAGCTCGGCGCAGGCTCCGCAAGCGAGGCCATCGGTGATGCCGCCTTCGGTACCCTCGTCCTGACCAACGACGCTGCCGACAACGACTCGAACTTCCTGCAGAAGATCGGCGAGTCGTTCCTGCCTGCTGCCGGGAAGGAGCTCTTCTTCAAGGTCCGCTTCAAGATCTCCGAGGCCACCCAGGTCGACTGGATCCTCGGCCTCCTGGTCACGGATACGACGCCCCTGGCAGCCGACGGTGACGGTGCGACGGACGGCATCTTCTTCCAGAAGGACGACGGCGACCTCAACGTCGACTTCTACATCCAGAAGGACACGACCACCGGCCAGCTCACGACGGCGGCTGTGACGACTGCGGCAGCCGACGACACGTTCATGACCCTCGGCTTCTGGTTCGACGGCCGCAGGACGATGCGCGTCTACAAGAACGATGCGCTCGTCAAGGTGATCGACACCACCGGCACCTTCTCGACGTACATGCCTGACACCGAGCTGACGCCTTCGTTCGGCATCCAGAACGGCGAAGCCGTCGCGAAGATCATGACCATCGACTACATCTTCGCGGCCATCGAGCGCTGAGCGGGGTCAACCATGACCCAGCCTGCCACGTTCTTCCAGGCGGACAGGCTGATCAAGCAATCGTTGTTCGACGCGGGTCGCCTCAATGCCGGGGCGACCCCTTCGGATACGCTGTTCGACGATTGCCTTCAGCGGCTGACCGATCTCGTTGCGTACTACCAGACGAAAGGCTGCAAGCTCTGGCTGAACGCGCTCCAGTCCATCACGCTTGTCGCCGGGACTAAGAGCTACTCGCTCGGCCCCTCCGGTGCCATCATCGCGGAGAAGCCCCTCCGTGTTCTCGAGGGTTGGTACGTCATCACCTCGAACGGCTCGCGCCGCCCTCTCGATCCGCTGTCGTGGAACACGTACTATGGACTCGGCAACGTCACGGCACAGGGCGAGGTGACTGGCTACTTCGTCGACAAGCAGCGCGAAGACCTCATCGTTCACCTCTGGTCAAATCCCTCGACGTCCGCAGCGGCGAACGGAACGGTTGAGCTGCTGATCCAGCGATTCTATTCCGGCCCGACGGAGATCACGGAACAAGTTCTGTTTCCGCCGGAGTGGTACCTTGCCCTCCGCTGGGGCCTGGCCGACGAGCTGGCTACGACGGCGCCACCCGCCCTCGCCCAGCGCGCCGCCATCCGGGCTCGAGAGCTGCTTGCCGAGCTCGAGGCCTGGGACGTCGAAGACGCGCCTGTCCGCTTCACCGTCGGCCACAACTCGCAGGCCGGCTTTCCTTCGAGGTTCAACCGATGACAACGAGCAGCAAACTCACGCCAGAGGAAGTCGAACTCCTGGCCGACAAGTTCGTCGAGCGGCTGTTCGAACGTCTCAAGGACGAGCGGGTTGTCGAGGAGGTCACCCTTGTCTGGGGCAGGCACTTCGATCGCCACCTCGGACGGACGGTTCGTCGAGGCTTCTACCTCGTACTCGTCGCCGTCTTCGCCTTCATCGGCATCAAGCTTGACGCGTTCACCGCGTTCTTCAGGCCTTGATTTAGGGAGCGCAAAAATGGTGGATTATACGCGCGAACAACCCAAGGAGGTGTCACTCCCTCCTCGCCTCCCTCTCATCGGTGTGATCGACGAGCGGCCGGGGGAACTCGACCGCGACTCGAAGCTGGTCAACGGCTACATCGAGAGGACGGATGATGGCGAGCTCCATGTCGTCAAGAGGCCGGGCATGGAGCTGCGGTACGCCTTCGGCGCCAATCGCTACGGCGCGGGCATGTTCGAGAACCTCTTCTTCTTCCAACAGCCTGTTGAAGGTGGGACAACGTTTTCCCTCTACAACACGGAGACCTTGATCTCTAGCACGATCGGTCAGACAACAGCACCGTTTGATCCCGGCCGGCTTGTATACGCGACCAACATTGCCTGGTCGCCGTTTGGTCTCGGCGTAGCGTTTCATACAAGATCGCAGCTCAACCTGTATTTGGTTGGCGGGTCTGCTGTGACCAACATCCCCTTCAACGGGAAGGTCATCGGCCCAGCTGACTTCAGTACCACCTCGGGCAGCAACTTAGTTGTATCTGAATTGCAAGAAGTCGTTCCGATCTACAGCGGCATCGAGGGTGCCGGCATCCCAGCCAACACGTCCGTGCAGCTTTCGTTGTTTCTCCCCGGACCGCTTCCGCTCGACCAACAACTCACGCTATCGCAGAACGCCACCGCAACTGCGTCAGCAGCGTCACTGACCATTGCCGCCGCAGGTCCAAACGCCAGAACCAGCTATACGTTCTCACCCTCCAAGCAGCTTGTCCCCGGCATCGTCGGGCTGAACGCAGCGCTGTTTGTCTGCAACCCGCTGGCGGAGATCAGCAACTCTGACCGCGGCGCGCTCCTCGCTTGGAATCCGCTGTCCTCGATCCAGGCATACCTGAGTGAATCGCAGCCGCTGTACATCATTCGCCAGCTTGGTTACATCTTCTTGTTCAAGTCCGAGATCATCGAGGTCTTCCGCGATGCTGGCCTCTCCCCAGGCTCTCCCCTCAACCGGCAAGAAGGGATGACGATTGAGGTAGGTATCTCGAACTCGAACACCCTCGCTTCCATCGACGGCATGATCTTCTGGTGCAGTCAAACGGAAAGCGGGAAGCGCTCAGTTTGGATGCTGCAGGGAGGGCGAGCTCGGGAGATTGCTTCGCCGGCGGTTTCCCGCGTCGTCAGCCGCTCCAACCCGGACAACGGCCACGCGTTTTCAGCCTCTGGCCACACGTTTTACGCACTGACTGATCCGAGTGCTCCGTACACCCTCGTCTACGATGCGACGTCGAACTTCTGGTCGTACTGGACGGCACTCGACGAGGAGTACTGGCCGTTCGTCGCCGCCACTCGCTGGGCAGGCGAGACCCTCCTCCAGCACCGCACCAACGGGAATATCTATCAGCTCGATCCCCTCGTCTTCGCGGACGATCACAGCGAGTTCACAATGGACATCTACCCGCCTGAGTTTGACTCGAACATCAAGACGCACAAGTTCCTCTCCAAGCTCTACGTCGTCGGGGACCAGCAAGATGGGAGCGTGCTCGAGCTCCGCTTCAACGACAACAACCGCGAGGAAGATGCGTGGTCCGACTGGTACGAAGCGAGGCTCGACGAGGAGCGTCCCCGCATCGATGACCTGGGCTCGTTCGTCAAGCGCGCCTTCCACATCCGGCACACAAGGCCGACGCCCTGCCGCCTACGGGCGATCGAGCTCGATCTCATGCTGGGGATGTCATGAGCTTCGCACAACCTCCCGTCCACCGCGACGTCTTCCTCGAGCTCCCTGACGGCCGCTACACGGTCGACGAGCAGTGGCTTGACTTCTTCCGTTCTCTGGTCGATGCCCTCAACTCCGGCGCGACCGCAACAGTCCCACTAGCCAAGATCACGGGGGGCGGCAGCGACGGCTCCCTGACCATCATCAACGGGCTGATCACGAGCGTGACGGCCCCGACATAGGAGAACGCTAATGGCGCTCATCGATGACATTCTGGCTGCGGGGGGCTACCGAGTCGACCCGCGGACAAGCCCTTTCTTCGGACCACAAGACATGGGGAGTGGCTCTGGCACGGTCGGCTCCGGCTCGCCACTTGGGTGGATGACGGGTCTCGAGAACCTCCCCGGTTCGTCTTCTTGGTACACACCGGGCTACGGCGAGCAAGACCCGACCGCTAACCGTGAAGCGTTCATGCAGTACCTCGACCAGAACGGGTACCAGCTTCTCGAGCGCCCGCTCCCAGGCGGGGACGTCGAGCGGACTGTGGTCGGTCGAGATGGCCAACCAGTCTTGGCCCCCCAACGCGTCAGTTCGGAAGACAAGGCGTTCTGGGGAGCGGCCTTGGCAGCGATGGCGATCACGACGGGCAATGTAGGCCTGGCGAACGGCCTGTTCAGCGGAGGTACGGCTGCAGCTGCCGGCGCTCCGGCCAGCGTTCCTGGCGCAACAGTCGGCGCGACGGCGGGTGGCGGGGGTGCTGTCGCAGGCGCCGGCGGTGTCGCTGGCAGTGGCATGACCGTCCCCGCAGGCTTCACGATGGCGCCGAGTCTTGGGCCGGGCGCAGCACTACCTGCGGTAGGCGGGCCTGCGGCAGCTGCGCCGGGCATGGGCGTCGGCGGCTGGATGAACGCTATCGGCGGCGGCTTGTCGATCGCGGGCGGCTTGTACGGGATGAAGACCGCCAAGGACGCCGCGGGGGCGATGGACCCGTTTGGACCTTACCGGGGGCAGTATGCGCAACGACTTCAAGCTCTCGAAGCGAACCCCGGCATGGTGGCGCAACTTCCTGGATTCCAGGCTGGCATCAAGGCGCTTGAAAGCTCGACGGCTGCTGGCGGCTATTTTGGCTCAGGCAACGCGGCGGCGGCGCTTACTGAGTTCGGTGGGAACTTCTACGAGCGGGAACTTGCTCGTCTCGCCCAGCTCGCCGGCGCCGGACAATCCCCCGGGGCAGGCGCCCTCGGAGCGGCTCAAATCACAGGCCAGTCCCTCGCAGGGATTGGATACGGTATCGGGCAACTGAGCCGTCTCTTCCCGGGAGGCTGACATGGCTGAAATGTGGGGACTTGCAGGCGGGATTCGGAACTTCAACCAGGACCAGTTGCAGCTGCAAAAGCTTGCGCTGGACCAGCAAGAGGCGAAGAATCTCGAGGTCCATCGGAGAGAACTCCGTTCGCAGGCGAATGCAGAGATGATGCTGCGCGAGAGGAAACTCTCGGCCGAGGAAGCAGCTGCGAAGGCGGCGGAAGACAAGCGCGCGTTGCTGGCGCAGCCGGGGGAAGGAGAAGACCTCTCGACCCCGGCCGGGATGATCAAAGCATTCCGGGAGCGCAGCACTCGACTGCTAGCCCTCGGTGATGTTGACGAGGCGGCAAAGCTCTCCAACGTCGCGGCGCAGACTCTGGGTCGGCTCGAAGCGGCGGCGAACTCCGAGTCGCTGCAACGGACGCGTGACTTCGAACTCGCCGAGAAGAAGACGCGGCGGATGCAGGAGTTGCTCACGGGCGTGCGCTCGCAAGCGGATCTCGACCGCGCCAGGCTTGTCATGATGAATGACGAGACGCTGGTGGAGGAGGCGATGCACCCTTCGCTGCAGAAGTTCGACCCCAAGACCATTAGCGCAATGCTAGCCGGCTCGCCTGCGCTGATGGAGCGCCTCAAGCTGCAACGCCAGCAGGCCGACGACGCCTCGAAGAAGGCTTTGCGCGACGCTCGCATCGCCTACATGGGCGAGCAGAAGAAGATCAACGAGAGACAAATCGAGGTTGCCGAGGCGCGGGAAGCGAGGCTCGAGAAGGCGGGGGTGGCCGGGACTGGCGCTGGGGGAGGTGGCCCAGCACCGACAGCCGCAAAGCCGGCCAGTCCGACGATGCGCACAGACGTGCTGGAAGCCCTTAAGTCCAAAGGCCTCGCGTCAACCGACGCAGGGATGCGGCGCCTTCAGATCACCTCGCTTGCCGAGGACGCCTACACACTCGCGCAGAACAACCGAGCGATTCGTTCATTTCCTGAGGCAATCGAGATGGCTATTGCCGGGGCGCAGCAACGCGGAGAACTATCCGCCGCGACCGGCATCCTGGGCAAGCCTTACGGCATGTTCAAGCAACAACCCGGCTCCCCCGCCCGTCCGATCAACGTCAAGCAAGGCGACAAGATCGAGTTCAAGGAGGGCAACCACTACCGCGATCCGAAGGGAACGGTTGTCCGCTTCGAGAACGGAGCGTTCATCCCGGTCTTCTCGGCGAACCCGAAGGAGCGTGTGCAACCGACGACTCCGATCGTCCCGAACAATCCTTTGCTTGACGACGAGGAGGATGACGAATGACTGATCTCTCAATCTTCGAGGCGGCGAGGAAGGCCCCCGCCGGCGGCGCTCCGGCACCCGCGCCTGCAGGTGACCCAGGCGTCGACTTGTCGTTCTTCGAGTCTGCCCGCGCACCGGCACCTCCCGCCGGAGCCCGCCCTCCCGCACCGGCGCCTGAGCCCAAGCAGGGCGACACGTTCCTCAACCGCCTTGCCCCTTCGACGGTCGGCAACGTCGCCTCGGCAGTCGACATGGCCTGGGGCCTGCTCCCGCAGATCGCAGGCGTTGTCGTCGAGGCTGGCTCCCGGATCGCCTACTCCGGCGAGACGAAGAAGATTCGCGACTCTGCTGCCGCGATGGACAAGCAGAAGTTCGTCGAGACCTTCGACCGGCCAGTCGGCAAGCTGATGAAGATGTTCGGCTTTGGCGAGGTGTACGAAGAAGCTGACATCGAGCGTGTGATGCGCGCGATCGGCAAGGCTGTGGAGAAGGGTGGCGACAAGATTGAAACCTCGACTGGCGGAAGCGTCAGCAAGGAAGATGTCCTCGCAACGATCGATGCTGTGACGGCAGGCCTCGGCGCAGCTGGTGCGAAGTTCACGCTCGGCAAGTTCGAGAAGAAAATGGCGCCAACTGCGCAGTTCGAAGCTCGCCCGCCTGCCCCGATCCTCGACAGGCTCAACGCGCTCGAGGCGCGACTCGGCCGCAAGATCTCGACGCCGGCGGACCTCCGCAAGGCAGAGGCGGAACTCGCGGCCGATGCCTTCCGCGACGAGATCGTCGGGATTCCGAAAGCGCTCAGTACGGGCGAGGGGAAACGAAGCGTTGCTGATCCCCGTCGCCGGCAGGGGAGGGCAATCGAGACCGACGCCCTTGGGAATCCGATCCCGCCGGAGGCTCCGCGAATCGACCCCGCGCTCGGAGTGGGCGAAGGCGCTCGCAGTGTTCGCGACCCCCGCAGGCAAGCTGTCGGCGGCTCGGGTGTGATGGGGTCGGAGACGCCCGCGGCTCGTGTCGATCCCGCACTCGCCCTGGGCGAGAACGCGCGTAGCGTGGGCGATCCCAAGCGCCGCGTTGTGACGGACTCTGGCCTTGAAGGCCTTCCGCCGAAAGAGCGAAAGACCATGCTCTACGGCCTCGCGGCGGGCGGTGCTGCAGCTGCGTTCGCGGCGGCCTACGGAGAGTTCGACAACGAGAATGCGGCGGCACTCGCGTCGGCTGGCGGTCTCATCGCGCTCGGTGCGGGGCGGAAGCTTCCGATGGAGACGCTGCAGGCCCTCCCCGACGCGACGCCGCTCGGCGCGATCCTCGACCGTTCGCCGTATACGCTGTCGACGCTCGAGATGCTGCCGAAGAATCGGTTTGAGTTCACACGCAAGGAGATCAACGAGCTGCTGACCCGCTCGGAGGTGACCGACGTCGAGCGAGACATCTTGTCGAACGCCTTCAAGGCGGGGCGCTCTGCCTTCTCGAAGGACGGGCCGGTTGTGCCACGCTCAGAAATGCCGGAAGGCTTCCGCGCGCCAAGCGACGCCGATCGGATCACGGCGAAGGATCTGATGCTCGCCATCAAGGAGGCGACGGGTGACTTCGAGCTGAAGCGGGCCGACTTCACTAACGAGAATCCGCCACCTACCTTCGAGCGCCGCGAGTTTTCTACGCTCAACGAGTGGGGCCTCCCTGCCATCGACCGTGCTGACAGGTTTAATGGAGCCTTCGAAGACATCAGAGATCCAGCAGAATTCGAGGGCGCTACTGCTCGTCTTTCCTCCGATGGCCGTCTTTGGGAGGTCTACGACGCTGACGGAGAGTACGTCACGAACCTCATGCGTGACCGCACCGTTGCTGACGAGGCCTCTGCGGTCGAGCGGGCGCGCCAAGAAAACCAGGACAGGATTGACGGTCCTGCAAGCGCGACGACAACGATCTACCAGTCTCCCGTGGAGCTCGGGACCGGCAATCACTTTAGCGACCCTAACTACTTCGCGCATACGCGGAGCTTCATTGAGGGCGGCGTGCGACACGTCGTCGAGCTGCAGAGCGACGTAGCGCAGAGGGCAGGAAGAGCTTTGGCTCCGGAGGAGCGCACACGCCTCGTCGAGAGTCGCGACAATGCGAAAGCGACACTTGAGACAATCAAAAAAGTTGAAAACTCTCTTTACGGTGTAGGCGTCACCTACGACAAGGTTTCAAGCGCCGTGCGCGGGTATCTTGCAACTTACCCAGACATTGAGCTTGACATCAAGCTCCGAATGGGGAATCGCCTGCAGGAGATGATCAGGAATCACCCCTCGCGGTCGTTCCGAGAATCAGGACTCGGCAAGAGCATCACCTCTGTCCCAGAAGAGCGTGTCGACGAAGCGTTTGACGTTCTCCTCAAAGCTGTCGATGACTACAAAGACGTCACCCCAGAGAACACCCCTGACAGCGCTACTCGTCGGAATCTAAGGGATGACGCAGGCTCCGCTGAAGAGCTGATTCGAGCTCTCTTCGACACCGAACGCAACAAAACGGAGGTTTGGCTTGCCGAAGCTGAGTCAAAGCTTGAATCGTCTGTTGTCGATCCCGTCCGCCCCATGCTCAAGGACTGGTACAAGCGCCTGATTCGGGAAGAAGTAACGCGGGCTGCCGAGGGCATGCCGAACCCGGCGCACGCGAAGATCAAGGCACAGCTTGACTTGCAGCGCCAAGGCGTTGTGAACAACAAGGACTACCCGGAGATTGCACGCCTTCTCGAAGAGGAAGCAGCGCAGACTGAAGCGCAGTTGGCTGCAATCCCCGAGCGTTTGCCGAGCAAGACTGTGCGTTTTGCTACCGCAGACACGGTTGCAAAGGTAGAGCAGTGGCAAATGGTGGATAGGTACGCTGAGCTTGAGCGTACAGCCGCCGACTTCCGCGATCGAATTCGTCGCATAGAATCTGTGATAGGCACTCGTCCCCGGACAGGTCTTGTAGAGGACTACAGACAACGGCTGGCGAATACGGAAGCTGAGTTAGCAGCAACTAAACCTGAGGGCCCTCGCTTCCTCCCCGAGCACCAAGGCATTTACGATCGCTACGCCGGCCCGGTCACAAAGTTCCTCAAGTCCCTCGGCGGCAAGGAAGTTACGGACTCGAAGGGCGTCTCGTGGATCGAAGTCCCACTCGAACCGAAGAAAGGTCAGCCCCCGCTCTCCGGCACCCAGATGTTCGGCATCGGCGCGGCGACTCTCGGCGCAGGCTTGCTCTCCCTGATGAGCGAGGAAGAGCAAGGCTCCGCCGCCGCACCCATCGCGGCGATGGCTCTGTTCGCGCAGTCCCGTTCCCCCGCAGTCCGCTCCGCTGCGCGCAGCACGCTCCAAGGCGCCGAGAATGTCTTGGGCAACCTTTCGACTTCCATCCGAGGCATCTCGGAGGCAATGCTCCGCCCCGTTCGGGCGCATGAGCTGGGGCTCCTCAAGAACACCTATGAGAGGCTCAAGGCTACGACGCCGTTTGTCGAGCGGCTCAAGTCCCTGCCTCGCGAGAAGCGGGAAGCGATCTCCGCTGCGCTGTTCTCCGGCGCTCCTGGGCAAGCGATCTCTGCGGTCAAGGCGCTCGACCCGCAACTCCTCCCCGAGCTCGCGAAAGCCCGAAAGGTGCTGGCGGACCTCGGCGCAGGCTTGGTCGACACCGGGAAGCTCAAGGGTCTGCGCCCGGACTACTTCCCCCGCATCGTCATCGACTACGAAGGGCTGCTCAAGCACCTCGGGAGCGAAGGCGGCGCAACGGTTCTCGAGAAACGGATCTTCCAGGCCGAACGTCGTGCGCTCGCAGATCGTGGAGAAGCTCTCTCCCCCTTCGACCGCTCCGTCATCATCTCGGACTGGTTGTCGCAGCAGTTCCGCGGGCCCGGCAAGGCAGGCTTCCTCAAGAATCGCTCCGTCGAGCAAGTCACGAAGGACATGCTTCCCTTCTACGCTCCGGCAGACGAGGCTCTCATCCTCTACGTTCGCTCCGCGACGGCGGAGATTGAGCGCGCCAAGTTCTTCGGCCGCCACATCGTGCGCGACCCCGAGACGAACCGCGTCGACATCTCCAAGTCGATTCACAACGTCGTCGAGGAGAAGATGCGCGGCAAGGAAGTCTCGATCGCGCAGATCGAAGAGCTCAAGGATCTCCTGAATGCTCGCTTCGGCCCGGGCGAGCGCGGTATGTCGGGCGCAGTTGAGGTAGGGAAGAACCTCGGCTACGCCGCGCTACTTGCTCATCCGACGTCAGCTCTTGTCCAGCTCGGTGACGTCGCGACGGCTGTCTACGCGCACGGCCTGCTCCCCACGATCAAGAGCGTCGGAATGACGCTGACCCGCAACGGGAGGATTACGACCGCGGACTTCGGCTTGATCGACAACATCTCGGCGGAGACGGCGAGCATTACCGGGACAGCGCGCTTCGTCAACAAAGTGTTCAAGTGGTCAGGCTTCAACCTCGTTGACCGCTTCGGCAAGTCGACGGCGATCAACGCTTCGTTCGAGAAGAACATGCGCCTTGCAAGGAGCGAGAAGGGTGTGGCGCAGCTGCAGCGGAAGTTCGGCGAGTACTTCGGCGACGACTTTGGCGCTTTGCTCTCCGACCTCCGCGCAGGCAAGCGCACACCCCTGATTGATGAACTCGTCTTCTCCGAGCTCTCCGACATCCAGCCCGTCTCCCGAGTCGAGATGCCGAAGAAGTACCTCGAGATGCAGAACGGCCGGGCGCTGTACATGCTCAAGTCGTTCATGCTGAAGCAAGCCGACATCGTGCGGCGGGATGTCTGGTGGGAATGGAAAGCGGGGAATCAAGTCCAGGCGGCGAAGAACGCGCTGCGCTTTGGCGCCGCCCTCGGCATCGGCGGGGCTTCGACTGAGTTCATCCGCAACTGGCTGCTCGGGCGCGACGATGAGCTCGAGTGGAGCGACATCCCGGCGAACATGCTGAAGACGTTCATGCTCTCCGAGTACGTGCTGGACCAAGAAGGCTTCGCGGACAAGATGAAAGCGTTCGGGAAGTCGGTCTTGCCCCCCGTCGGCATCACCTACGACATTGCGAAGAGCGGCGAGCTGACGCTTGACTGGCTTGCGGGCGAAGCCGAACTCGGGGAAGGAAAGCTCAAGGCTCTCCGCTACGTCCCGATCATCGGAACTGCCGCTTACCACGACGCAATCCCGGGGCAGGTGGAACTTGGCCTCGAGTTCGGCGGAGCTGAGAAAGCCAACAAAGATCGTGAGCGGCGCGAGCTGCGCAAGGAACGCCGCGAGGCAATGGAGTAACCTATGGCACACATCCCGACAGACAGATACGATCCCGGCGCCTGGAACGCAACCTGCGATCGCTGCGGGCGGAAGCGAAAGTCAACAGAGCTGCGCAAGACCTGGGACAACCTCTACGTTTGCGAGGAGCACTGGGAGCCTCGGCACCCGCAGGACTTCGTTCGCTCGAGAGTGGACCAGCAAGCGCCGGACTGGATTCGCCCCGCTCCGGACTGCATCATGGTCGCCGATGCTTGCCCGGGGATTACGCTCGAGGTTGTTGGCTTCCCCATCGCAGGCTTGCCGGTGACGGTTCGTTGGACAGCGTTCGGCGTCCTCAAAGAACGCATCTACACTCCGACGAGTACGACTGCGGCGACGTTCTTGCCGACAACAGTTCACATCGCACCCGGCGTAACCAGTGGGACATTCACTGTAACCTGGGCTGCGGGAGGGCCGACTGAACTAAGCCTGCTCGCGCCCGGTGGGTGTGAGAGCCCAACGGCTGTGCTCGAGGTTGGTGCGGGCTCGTCCCCGGTCGCCAATTTCTTTGGCTTGGTCAGCAGCGGCTCGGCGAGCTACACAACCTTCAATTGCTTTGAGCCAAACGCCTTTCCCTCCGAGCCCCTGGCGCCCGGCGCGATCTTGAGCGTGTATGACGCCCAGCGACAGTTCCAAGTAGCGACCGGGGCTGGCGCACCTTTTACGTTTGAATCGCTGTCGGCAACATCCGATGGCACGCTGCTGACGGACTTCACCGACGCGACTTCAGGCGTAGTGGTAACGGTTTCCGCGACGACTGGGAGCATTGCCAATGTGACTCCCGGCGACATTGACGGCGGCGGGCGCTACTCGGTGCCGTGGACGCCTGACGATGTGCCGACCCCGACGCCCAGCAATGGCGGCTCAAAACTGCTGGTGATCCAGACAAACGGCGCGGTTGTCACGTTCTCGTTCTCTGAGCCGATGTGCGGCTTTGGGCTGTATCTCACGGATTACCTTGACTTTGGCGGCACTTGCACGTGGCGTTTCTTCTCGGGCCTGACCGAGTTGAATTCCATTGACATCGTGCCGCAGGACTTGGACACAAACACGCTCGATCCGGCTGTGCGTGATGCCTCAGTCGGCTTCCTCGGCTTCGTGTCTAACACGACGGCGGCGCCCTTCGACCGCATGACGATGACCTTTTCGTCGACGGGCGTTGACCGGACTGGCTTCGACAACATCTTTGTTGCCACGTTGGAGGGTCGGCCAAACCTGTCAATTACCGCGGGCTCGACAGTCCAGTTCACTGACGCCAGCACCGGCAGCCCGACCTCGTGGCTCTGGAACTTCGGCGACAGCACGACCAGCACGCTGCAGAATCCGACAAAGACCTACAACACGCCAGGCACGTTCACGGTGACACTGACCGTCAACGGCGGAGACAGCGAGGTCAAGACGGGCTACATCACAGTGAGTTAGACCTCACCGCGAGGCTTCTTCACCTCAAGCTCCATCGTCACTCGCTTGTGCAAGCAGCCCTCACACTGCTTGCATTTCTCTTCCCCGCTCCTCACGCGCTCCCGCACGTAGTTGACGGAGCGGATGTCCACACCGAGGCGGTCAGCGACGACCCGCGAGCGGCGAAACCTCGTCAGGAAGAACCAGAGGCAGCAATAGCCGAGGTCACCCTCGACCATGCTGCGGATTGTCAGGCGTGGCATAATGCGCGCGGATAATTCATGAATTTTACGCGCCCGTATATACCAGCCAGCAGTACTCAGGCGTAGTCCCGTTGCCCTCGTAAGCCATCCGGAGCTGACCCGCCGCGATGAGGCCCCTGATCATCCCATCCCACTCGCGGAAGTCTGGGAAGTACTGGTGGATGTGGAGGTAGGCGTCGGTGTACTTGACCTTCTTCTGCGCCTTCATGAAGTGGACGAAGCGCTCGACTTGCAGCGATTCCTCGCTCCGGCCGATGCGAGAGAAGACTTTGTCGAGGTGCTTCTCCGTCTCGGTCAGCATAGCGTCAGCTGCCATGAGGTCGACGGCGGAGATCTTCGGTTCGTCGCTCCGCGAGACGGCGAGGACAAGGGCAAGCTTGTGCATGTGGGTCTGCTTGCGCGCGAGGTAGCCGTCGACCCGGTCGTTGTCTCCGCCATCATTGTGCTGCGCCCACATCTGGCGATACCACTCGCGGCCCCATTCGCGTGCCTTCGAGTCGATCTCATACGGCCCGACGAGCATGGTTGACATGTGCTCGAGGTCGGCGACGAGCTTGTCCGCAAAGATGGCGTGATCCTCGCGCGTGTGCTCGTCGGGGTAGGCGATGAAGTTCTCCTTCCGATCAGCATAGACGAAGACGCAGCGCGAGGTAAAGCCGCCCCCGACGGTCGCCGCAGGCATGTTGTCTGCGATCCAGTGTGGGGTAGTGCAAGCGATCATGTTGATCCACGGCGCCGAGACGACGTCGTTGCCCGAGCCTTTCGTGATCTTCTCGAAGCTCTTCCGGCCGTCCCAGAGGGCGATCAGGAGGTTGACCATCTCACGGTCCTGCGGGTTGAGCAGGTTCCCGAGTTCGCCGCTCGCGAGGGTGAGGGGCGACATCGGCCAGAAGCCTCCGTCGTACTCGAAGTCTTCTTGCGCCTCGGTGAAGCGGGTGACGAGCGCTTGCCAGGTCACGACATCCGGGCCGAACTTGACGCCGGGGACGCGCTTCACCAGCTCCATCCCCATGTCCATCGTCGTGGTCTTCGAGATGATCCCCGGCTTCGCAACGAAGATGATGTAGAAGTTCGGATACCACTGGAAGCGCTTCATGTCGACCCAGACTTTACGGCGGAGACACGCGGCGAGGCAGGACACGCCTGCCCAGAAGTGCATGATGCGGGGCGCCTCGGTGCCGGCGGTGTATTCGAGGTAGGCGGGAATCCAGTCCGCGAAGTTACGGGTCATGGAAACAGCTCCCAACGCATACCTACGCGGTCGAGCTGGCGTAGGGTTTCCTGGTAGGTTTCCCAGGCTTTTTGCGGCGTAGCTCCGGTAAAAGTCCTGCCTATACCACGGCCATCTCGAACGATGCACACCCAATACCTGCCACCAACTTTCTTGAGATGGGGTTTCTTTGGCGTCACTCCGCGCGTAAGCTGGCTCACTAGCAATCTCCCCACGAAACAGTACTCGTCTTGCGGCCGCTCGGGATGATCAGGGGATCGTCGTAGGGGAGAACGATCCGCGATGCCTCGTCGAGCTGGCGATGCGCCTCGTCTCGCCGATGGATCGGATACTGCCCGACGAGCGAGTCGTGTACCTGCAGCAGTACCCAGATCATTGGGTGGCGCTCGTGCAGGTCCATCCAGATGCGGTTGATGTAGAGGGCGACCGTGGACTGCGGCACCCACGCGATGGCTTCGCGGAACGTCGCCTCGTCGATGCGGCCGAAGTAGTAGCGGCGGTAGCCGAAGATGTTCTGGACGTAGCGGCGGGCCGAGACGCGCTCGCAGAAGTCCTTTTGCCAAGCCTTGATCCGGCGCATCCGGCCGAGGTACCAAGCCTGCGCCCGTTCCGCCTCGTGGACGGTGAGGCCCAGACGCGCGGACAAGCCGTGCGGAGTGCCGAGGTAATGGGTGCCGTGTGCAAAGCTCTTGAACGTCCGGTACTTCGGATTCTCAGAGCCATCGCTCTTGAGCTTCGTGATCGTCGGGTCTTTGTAGAACTCCCGGGCGATCTCGATGTAGGGGTCCTTGCCCTCGCGCAGCATCGCTTTCATCTCAGGCTCGTCCGCCTCCCAAGTCACGATGCGGAGGTCGGCCTTCGAGAGGTCTTGGTCGAACATCTCGAAGCCGTCGTCGGGAATGAAGAGCTTTCGGACGTTCGGCAGCACGAGACCGGAGTCGTCATCCTCACCACCCTTCGGGACGTTCTGCAGGTTCGTGCCGGAGCCAAACGCGTTCTCGGAGGACGAGAAGCGGAACGTCTCGGTGCCACAGATGTTGTAGCTCGTCCGCATCCTGCCGTCGACGTCGAGAGGTGCGTTGACGAAGGTCGCGAGGAAGACGCCGAGGCTCCGGTACTCTGCAATGCGACGGATCAGGGGAGCGAGGATCGGCTCACGCAGGGCGATCTTGCGGAGTGCCTCATCGTCGCAGGTGAGGTGCCCCGGGACACCCTTCTTCGCGCGGGTGTAGTTCGCGGGTTGCTTCAGGTCTTCGTAGAAGAGCTTCGACATCTGGAGCGGCGACTTCGGATTCAGCGAGTGGCCGAGGACGCGGTGGAAGAACGCCTCGCGTTCAGCGATCTCGTTCATCAGCTCGACTTGCATCGTGCTCCGCAGCTTCTTGTCGATCCGCACGCCGCGCTGCATGCACTGGAGCACGGCCCAGAAGAACTTCTGCTGGAACGCATCGACCTCGGTGAGCCCGAGCTTGTCGAGGGTTTGCGCGGAGACCTCGCCTACCTCGCGCGTCCGCACGCAGTCTTCGCAGTTATACTTCCAGCGCCGTTCCTCGGGGACTTTCTCATCCGCGACCTTGCCGTCGTCCTTCCAGTAGACGTAGTGATCGCAGTACATCGAGGCTTGGTATGCAAGGGACTTGGGGAGGCCGCACCAAGCGGAGTGGTGCGAGATCATCGTGTCCTGGGCGACGCGAGGAACGAAGTGCCAGTAGCGATACGTGTACTGGCAGTCGTACAAGAGGTTCTGGCCGCGGATCTTCACACGCGGGTGAGTCATTACGCGGTACAGGCGCCAGACGATCGCCGCTTCCTCGCTCGCGAGCCAGTAGCCCGACGAGTCCGAGCGGCACATGATCGGGATGCAGATTGCTTCGTCGCGGGACCACGAGAGGCCGACGGTCTCGATGTGGAACGCCTTGGTCTCGAGGTCGAAGTCGATCCACTCGAGTTCGCCTGCGTCGAGCCTGCGTAGGAGTTCCCCGAGCACGCCGAGCACGGTGTCGATATTCGGCTTGACGATGAACTCCCAGTTCGGGAGATTCGAGTACGTCTTGCTGCCGCGTTCGCGCGCGACTCGCTTGAGGTCGTTGACGACGATCGCCCGCTGTGTCATGTCGCGCAGCACGAAGGCGGGGTGGAGCGTCGGGATGAGCTTGATGCGCGGAGGCGTCCAGCCCGGCGTGATGAGGTCGACGGGCCAGAGCTCGGCTGGAACGTCCATGTAGAGCTGCGACCCGCGCCACTTCGTGATGCCGAGCAGGCCGGTGAGGGCCCACATTGCGTAGTTGCCCGCGGCGCAGATCACATCCGGCTGGACGGCGGCGATGTCACGCAGGAGGGCGTTGAACCCTGCCTTGATGATGGGGTCAACCCAGACGCCGCGGATGTTGACATAGCTTGGCTTGATGTCCTTCTTCTTCTCGGCGATCCATGCGCCGAGGTTGTTGTAGAGGGGCTGCGCGTTGACGAGGTTCGTCACGAAGCACTCGGAGCGCATGATCCCTGCGTCGTGGAGCATTCGGTTCAGCTCCTGGCCTGACGCGCCCTGGAAGGGAGCGCCCGTCGCGGCTTCAGTCTGACCGAATGCCTCGCCGACGAGCATTACCTTCGCAGGGACCGGGCCGTCACCGGGGTAGAGGTGCATGAGCGCCCTCCCTCAGATCAGACCGGCACGGCGGAACGCCTCGAGGACGTAGGGGTCCGGCGACTCCTGCTTGCGATACCAGTTCGCGTAGCCCCGGTCGACCGCCGAGATCGGCATGTCCTTGAACTTGCCGAAGGTCATGACGCGAGGGACGCGAGCGTACTCGGAAGCCTGCCACAGTTGGTCGAGGCCCTCGGCGTCGAGCGCGGAGATGTCGAGCTGCTGGCACAAGTGCGAGAGCAACTCGTAGCACAGGTAGCAGTCCGCAAGCGCCGAGTGAGCATTGCGCAGCTTCTCGCGCGTTGCGGCGTTCGCGCCTTGGACGAAGTACGTCATTGCGCTGAGCGTGTGCGAGTCGAGCTGCGGGTAGAGGCTGCGCGAGAGGGCGAGCGTGCAGATCCGCTTCACCGGCGGGGCGCCGAGGAGGGTCCAATCGAAGTCGATGTTGTGCCCAATCCAGTACTGACCGGGGATCAACTTCGGGTCGATCGTCTCGTTCGAGGGCATGTCGAGGAGGTCGTGCGGCAGGATGTGGTGCACTGCCATCGCCCCCCACATTGGAGGGTGCTTGGGCTTGTAGCGCTGCTCGAACGGGTCAGCTGCGGCCCAGCCGTAGAGGCGGACGAACGCGAGCTCGATCACTTCGTTGAGGCGGTCGGGGCGGTCTTGCTTGTCGGTCGACTCGGTGTCGAGGATGATGGCGGAGGTCATCAGAAGGTTCTCCAGAAGGCTTGAAGCAGGAAGGGGCCGAGCTGCAGAGAGGCGTTGCGCGTCGTGATGGAGAAGACCAACGCCCAAGAATCCAGCTCCCGGTAGCAGTGGAAGTAGACGCCGTTCTCCATCAGAACAAGCCTTGGTCGAATGCCGAGAGCGCCTTGACGCGCTTCACTGCGATGCCGTAGGCGTTTGCGTCGCCCTCGATCATTGTGCAGGGAAGCTTCAGCTCGTGCGCCGCTTCGACCGTCCCGCCGCTGCCGCCGAACAAATCGAGCACGGACATGCCGGGGCGAGCGGAACGCTTCAGGAGGTTCGTCAACAGCGCGACAGGCTTCTGTGCGGGGTGGCCGAGTGCCTGGTCCTTGCGGCACTCGATGACGTCTCCTTGGAGTGTGGTCGTTTTGAGCCCGCCCTTCACGGCGTAGAGGACGAGTTCGTACTTCCGCTGCGGACCTTGCTCGGGCCACGGAGCGCGGAAGCCGTCGGGGTTGTGCCAGATCAGTGGGGTGCGGTGGACCTTCCACCCGGCCTTGGCCATGCGCTCGCGCAGTTCGGGGAAGCGGTCGATGTCGCAGAAGACGTAGGCGTGCGCATCGGGCTTGGCGAGGCGGAACGTCGCATCAGGGAAGATCGCCATGATGCGGGACCAGGTGTCGTAGTCGTCCTTGTAGAAGTGAGCGGCTGCGCCAACGCCTTGGCCGCTGTCCCCGAACTCGTCTGCCCCCATACCGTAAGGCGGATCGGTCAGGATGATGTCGAACTGCTCGGGCTTCTCGGTCGTGATCCAGGAGAAGAAGTCAGCGTGCTCCAGACGGTGAGACTGCGAGGAGAACGTGGCGCCGACGGTCGCTGCGAGCTCGACGTTGCGCGCGACCTCCTCGCGCTTCTTGAGGATCTTGTAGGCTTCCTTGGGCGTCTTCGCCGCCTTGACTTCGGGGTCGTCGAGGTGCTTGGCGAGGATGACGTTGCGGCGGACGGTCGTCTGGTAGTCGCCGAGTGCGCCTGCAGGGACGGAGGCAGGGATGTCGAAGACCTCGCGTGCGATGTCGCCTACTGTCGGCGCAGGCTCGCCCCGCTGCTCTGCTTGCGCAGTGCGGAGCGTCATCAGGCGGGAGTCCGCTTCGGCGCGTTCCTGCCACGAGAGGTCGACCCGGCGGATGTTCTCCTCGAGCTCCGCCTCTTCTGCCGCGAGGGGGTCGAGCTCGCCGATGTCGACGTAGGGGACCATGCCAACAGGGACTTCGACCCCGTCGTAGGTGAAGGTCCGGCCCAGCTCGTACATGTCGGTGATGGCGCGGAGGCGGCGCTCACCGGCGACCAGCACGAGAAGGTCGTTGTCATTGCGCAGGACTGGTGCGTGGAACAGCCCGTGCTTCTCGATCGAGTCGCCGAGTTCGACAAGGGCAGCCTCGTCGAAGGTACGCCGCTGCCGGTTCGGCGCGACGGTGATGGTCTTGAGGGGGATGAACTTCACGGGCGCCCCACAACTTCGGACTCTTCGCCGTCAAAGGAATACTTCCCGAGGTGGGTGTCGATAACGAAGGTCTCATCATTGTCGCCGAAGTCGCGGGCGTTCTCGGCGTCGTCAGTGCCGAAAACGTCGTTCTCCGGCGTCACGATGATGTAGCGAAACTTGGACATGGCTTTCTCCGGGTAAAGAAAACCCCGGGACAAAGCCCGGGGTGGAAGGTCAGAACGGGGTCGGTTCTTCGATGGTGGACACCCTGTTGTCCGCGCTCGTCCGCGCGACGCCAGTGAGCGTCATCAGGGCGGTGCGGATCGTGTCCTGGTCGTGGCCGTCAGCTTTCAGCGAACCAGCGATCATGCAGATCGACTCGGCAATCGCCTTGTGCGGGACAGCGGAGACTTCGACGGTCTTGGTGGTCTTGCCAGCCATAGCCGCCTCACGGACGAACAACAGTGTCGATCTTCTCCTGCACGTTGCCGCTGGCGGCCGGGTACTCCTCGTGGCGGAACTTCACCGACACTTGGCGGCCGACCAGCATCAACGGCTTGAACACCTCGCCCGGGCGGTTGAGGTCGCACGCCTCGCGGTAGAGGCGGAGGCGGTTGTTCTTGCCCGGGGTGGTGTCGATGCCGCCGGAGGAGTTCCGGTCGATCATCACGCCGTCGGTCAGCGTGAGCTTGTCGTAGGTCAGGCCGTACTGCTGCTTCGCATCGGCGGGGATCTGGATCTCGACCGTGACATCCAGGCGGATGCCTTCCTTCAGTTGGCCGGTCACCTCGTCCACCTTCTCCTTCGAACGCCACGGCTCGAACTTGACGGCAGTGATCGAACCGGGGAAGAAGACAGCCGCCGGTGCGGGCGGACGCTTCTCCATCGGAACGTCGATCGACATCTCGAGGTAGGCATTCGGGTCGAAGTTCATCAAGCTGCTCATTGCTTTCTCTCCAAAGGTACGGCGGGCGATTCAGATGTTATCTCGGCTGGCCCGCCAGCAGCCTCGATACGGGCGCGAATAAATCGCGGGTTATACGCGCGGAAAATCAAGCCTTGCCACGCTCCATCCACTTATCCATGATGGGAGCGTAGTTCGCGTCGATCTTCTGCGAGATCGGAAGGTAACGCGTCTTGGTGTCGACGTTCGTCGCAGCGGTGTCCCACACCCAGTTCGTTCCCTCGCGCTTCGTGTAGATGACTTCCGAGAAGAGCTGCGGGACTTCGTCGCTCAGCGCGCGGCCGATGACCTTCGTCATGATCTGCGTGATGCCGGTGAGCTCGTTGGTCTGCCGCTGCACGTGGGCGGTAATGACAAAGGTGCAACGCAGCGATTGCGTCATCCAGCGCAGCCAGTTCAGGAAGTTCTGCTGCGCGACTTGGTAGTCCGGCTGCGACGCGACGGGCTTCTTGCCGACCTGCATCTTGAAGCACAGGTTGGCTGCCTCGGACATCGAGTCGACAACGAGGATGGTGTCCGTACCCCAGGTGCCGACGTTGCCGTGCTTCGTGTTCGTCCGGTCGTCAGGGACGTCGACGAGGATCGAGAGGAACTTCTCCCAGGGGTTGTTGCGCCCGCGCTCGGTGTCGATCTGCTTCGTCAGGCCTTCGTACGTCATCGAGCCTGCGTCGCGGGCAGCCCGGATCAGGGACTGCAGGTCCATCGCAGCGACGGGGACGACGTGCCAGCGCAGGCAAGCCGGAACCGGCAAACCCCGGTCACGCCAGTAGCCGAGCAGGGACTCCAGCCCGTTCTCGGTGAAGAGGACGTGGACCTTGGCGTTGTTCTTCTCCGCCCAATCGACAAGCGTGCCGAGGGCGAAGGTCTTGCCGGTGCCGGTTGGTCCCTCGGTGATGATCTTGGGGCCGGCGAGTGTGTTGATGTCGGGCACTGCTAGTTCCTGCAGAATGACTTAACCGCATCGAAGGCTGCGGTACTGGCCTTTGTGATCGGCTCGCCTGCGATCTCCACGACCCGTATTACGAACTTGGAGTGGAATCTGTGCTCGCCGAGCTTGAGTGAGCGATTGAGCTGCTCCAGGATTGCGTCGGGGTCCCCCTCGTATTCGATGGTGCGGGTGACCTTGATTGTCTTGCTCATCAGGTGCTCCAGAGTTTCGTTTGGTACGCAAGCTCGAGTTCAAGCTCACGGACGAGTGCGGGGCGAGGCCAGGCCTCGGTGAGGTAGGTTGCGGGCTCGGATGGCCAGGCGGATTGCGTCAGGCGGCCATCGCCGTGCTTCTCACATGCGCGGTAGCGGCACTGGGTTGAACCCGCTCCGGGGACGAAGATCCTTCCCCAGATGTCGCCACACGAGGGGCAGAAGTACACGACGGAGCGCACAGGGACTGCGCCACTGCGGTCGGAATAGAACCGCGGGACTTCGAACGTCCCGAGCGACCGGCCGGCGACGAAGACAGCTGCCTGCGGCACGGCTCAGACATCCCCGAGGTCCGTCTCGACACGGGCGACAGGGTCCCACAGGCGCCGGGTGAAGTACGTCCGGAGGACAGCCTGCTGCCGATCGGGTTGCGCGAGGCAGAACGGACGGAACTCGCAGCCGCCGTAGGAATTGCACGCGTCGCCGAGTGCCCACTCCCAATTCCCGCTCTCCCAGTACTGGATCATGCGCTTGACCTTGGCAAGCATCTGCTCGTACCAGTGGTCGATCATCCAGCGCGGGCGATACGTGATTGCCTGCTGCGTGTCGTACTTCGTCTTGAGGATCGAGACGCCACGGACAAGGAAGCCTTCGAGGTGGATGCCGTGCCGTGCAGCGCCCCAGCAGTATGCCGTGAACTGGCTGCGCAGGTCCCACTGCTTGTGCCACGAGGCGCCGAGCTGGCTCGCCGTCTTGTCGTCCTCGCCGTAGAGGCCGTTTGCGTAGTCCGCGATCATGTCGAAGCGGCCGGAGTAGAGCAAGGGGTCACCCGTCACGGGGTGCTTAATGTCGATCGGCTCGAGGAAGCCGAACTCAATCCCGAGGCGGTTGTCGGACAGGCGCGCAGGCTTGGCCGAGTCCGTCGCGAGCGGGTATTGGGAGAAGTAGAACTCGAGGGCGCCGAGCATCCGCTCGAGGGACTTGGCCGAGTCGGAGGGGCATTCGAAGTCCCCGTACTCAGCGATGAGCTTGGCGAGGCCGCGGCCGATCGAGGTCTCCGTGCCGAGCTGTTCTTCGTAGAATGCTCTGCGCGTGGCTTCGAGACCCGAGGCGAAGGCCTTCCCCGCGTGGAGATGGACCGACTGCAGCTTCGGCTTGTAGTGGAGGAACGACTTGAGGAAGGTTTTCCCCGGGCACTCAGTCAGCTCGCCCACAAGGGTCGAGTCGATGACGGCCGGGAAAGGTGGGCGGGAGGATGTCATGGCTGGTTTTGGCTTGGTTGGCGACGCTCTCGCGTCAGATGTCGAGGCCGAGTTCCTTGAGCATGGAGTCGGCATCGGGGATAGCGGACTTGGCGGTCTTGCGCCGGGCCGTGTCGGAGGCGATGGCAGCGCCCTTACGCTCACCGCGGAGCGCGGCGATGGCCTCGGCCATGTCGGCCTCGGTCAGGTTCCCGTCGCGGAAGCGCTGGCGCCAGATCTGGATCTTGGAAGTGAGCTCGGGGCTCATGTAGGGTCTCCTTTCGTGAGACGTTGCAAGACGTTGTCGAGTGCGGCGATGCGCGTCGAGCTCTCTTCGACGAGGTTGGCCTTGTCGGTGAGGATCTTGGCGCGCATGGCCTCGGCGATGGTGGTGCGAGGCGGCATGACGAAGGCGACGTCGACCTCGGCGAACTTGACGTAGCCGACGAAGGATGAGCTGGGTTCGCTCACCAGGACGTAGGGCTCGCCTTTCGAGTTCAGCGGGATCGAAGCGTCGTCAGCGACCATGATGAACAGGCCAATCAGCTTGGTGCGTTGCGTCATTCGAGGGCTTCCAGGTGTTGCTTGAGGTGATCGAGGACGTCAGCGCGGCCGCGGATGACAGCGGCGCCGGGCTGCGTGCCGAGGTACGGCGCAAGGTCGAGGGCCTTCGATGCAAAGTACTCGGCGAGACGCTCGAGGAAGAAACGCTGGTACGCGCCCTTCGGGACGCGGCCTTCGAGGGGGGAGAACAACTCGAGATCCAGGCGGGTGCGCACGGTCTCCGGGAGATGGAGATTCGTGGCGACCGTTGGCTCGGTCAAGGGAGGGCGACCGCGGGGCATCAGAGCTTCCTTGGCAGGTCTTTGAAGTGCGGCCGTGACGACGACATGCGGCCAGTGACAGTGCCGCTGTGCTTGTACTCCACACCGGCCGCAACTGCAAGGATGCGCTCCTCGAGCTTGGTCAAGTCAGCGCAGGCGAGTTCCGTCTTGTCGGCACTGCTGTTCGAGAAGTTGCCGAAGTTGTCGAACATCCAGGACGAGGCGCGCCGGAGTTGCTTTTCGTAGTCCGCCGCCATTAAGGCGTAGATCGAGTCGTCCAGCTCATCCATGGTGATGCTGTCGTGGACGCGGCCGCCGTAGAGCTTGGCGAACTCTCGATTCTTCGCGAGCTTCCTCGCCGCCGCGTCTTCCGGCGAAACGCCTTTCGGGGTCTCGAGGCTCGTGAAGAACTTCCCGTCTGGGGCGAGGAACACGCCGGGGCGCGTCTCGACAGGGGCAGGCGGAGGCGCTGGGACTTCGTCGCGCCGGGGCAAGCGTGCGCCGAGGATGAGTGCGTCGCCGACGATCGGCTGGTCGTAGCGGAGGTGCTTCACGGCTTGGTTCCTTTCTTCGGCGCAGGCTTGGGTGGCTTCGCCAGCTCGCCGAGACGCTTGGTGTCGGCGCGCAGACGCGCAGGTGGAGGGGGTGGCGGAGGGGGTGAGCGGCGGGATGGCATAAGAACTCCTTGGCTGGTTACGCGCCCATTATTGCCGATTTATGCGCGCGTGTCAATAAAGGGGTGTCAAAGGGATTTTTTGTTGCCAGGCTGCGGGGCGGCTGCGAGCATGGCGCGGTATGCGTCGGCGGCACACTCCATTCGGGCCGTGTAATGGCCGTCTCGAGGCTCTCGGTAGTTGCTGGACGCAGCCATTTGCATGTCCCACGTCGGCTCCACCGGCACCAGCTTCCACCCCTGCGGCACCTGCGGCGCGGACGCGAGGGCGGCGCGCAGACACTCCACCCGCGAATCCCCCGCGTAGTGGTTGAGCATAAGCGACAGCGCTGCGCGTTGCTCATCCGCCAGCCCCTGCGCCGGCTGCTCTGCCTGCGCAGCGGG